GATAATTGATAAATTATCCAAAAAACGAGGGAAAGGAGGTAAAACAAAAGTTATCAATGAAGCTATTGAATTGTATTGCAATAATTTAACAAAAATTAACAAAATATAGTTATAATTGTCAGAATAATATATAATAAAAGTCATATTGTATAAGAGGAGGTAAATATTTTTGAAAATATTAACACAAGAAGAAGTATCAAAAGTATTAAAAATTTTAAAAAAACAAAGGAAAATATCTAATCCAGAAATAGCCCAATTATTTGGAATTAATGAATCATATGCAAGTGCTTGGGCTGGACATAATCCAAGTAATATGTGTCCTAAAAAAAGACTAGAAGAAATAACAGGTAAATTTGAAGAATGGCTAGGAGAACAACAAATAATGGATTATATATTAGATAATAATTATAATGTTGTATCTGTAATTAAAAAAGAAACAAAAATAAAAGTTCCAAAAATAAAAAATCCTGTTATCAAAAAAGAAAAATTACCTTTTGAAGAATATGAAACTCTTATAGATATGCTACTAGCAAAACGATTGCCGGTCATAGAAAGACTAGAAAGAATCGGAAAAGAATTTGAACAGGCACAAAAAGAAGATTGCGCCCTGTCAGACGCAATCAATGCACTAAAAAGATTAAAAGTAATTGATGAAGATAGTGAAGAAGATCCAAAAGAAATTATTTATTCAGGAGTTACAGGGCGGATAATTGATAAGTATTAATAATCTGGTATAATAACTATAGGTTGCTAGGGGACGGTTAGCCACACCGAAAGGTGGTGGTATTTATGCGAACTTATGAGACATTAATGCTAATGATTGCTTTTGCGACATTGGTTGTATTGATCATAAAATGCAAATAACCGCCCCCGGCTAAGGAATGGCGGTTATTTTTATCCCGTATCTCTGAGGCCAACCGTTCTGGTAGCAACTTGGGTCGATGTTACAAGCATCGGCCCGTTTTATTTATTATAACCGATCCTGCAAGTTAAATGCAAGAACGGGGGTTTATATAAATATAAACCTTTGGAACGAAGAGAGAGAGAGACAGACTTCACCCTAGATACCCGCCTTTAAAATTTTAAAGGAGAGTATCTAGGAAAAAGTCTGTTTAATAAACCCCCGTCACTCGGTCGGTCGCTTCAACACCTTCTCCGACTTCTAGCTTTCGCCTCCGATGTTCATCGTGTCATTTCCGTCCAACACTCCGACCGGCACCCGGACCCCGTAAGATCCCCAGAAATCCTCCACGCCGTTATGGTCGCGCTCACCTGTATGCCGGAGTGGAAGAAGGTTCACCCTTTATCGGCATACGCCCATTTTAAGCCTGTAGGCAATCAGGAAGTTTTTCTAGCATCAAAAAAGACGCTCAGCGTTAAACTTTACCGCTGTTCGTCCTAAATACACCTATTGCAAAAAATACATCTATGTGATATATTTTTCTTGAGTCCTGCAATGTGTGTGCATTCAGGTTCGTGACTCGTAACAGTTTCTAGCTGTTGCGGGTCTTCCTTATTCAATTGTTTGTAATTATACTATGGATTAAAAAATGTTACAATTTATTTTTATATACCTTGATCGGCATACGCTTATTTTTCTTCCTGTAAGCAATCAGGCGGTTTTTTAATTGGCGGTATCGTGCCGGGGTGTTTTTCCTACATCTGACCACCCACGCCTACTGATTGCAATAAAAATAGGACAACGATTTATCGTTTGTCCTACTGATTTCAAAATTAACCTGTTGATTTCTTGATTTTCTAATAGTATAATACTCTTAGAAACCAATAAACTTACTGGTTGTGGTGTTTACAATCAGTGGGATACGCTTTAGGGTGGCCTTGCTGGGCTGCCCTTTAGCTTTTTATTCAGTTGTTATTTGACATAAGTATAATATAAATCTGAAAATATTACAAATTTTAATTTCATCAAATATCTACACAAAATATCAATCCAGTGCGACTTTGAGCATTATAAATAGCAAAAAGTCGCTTTTTGCTATTTATTTATAATTATCGCAATTAATAATCAGTTATTCTTAGAAGCATCGGTTTTCCTTTCAAGCCGAAGAGTTATTATTCCTGTATTGATATTAACATCTTCCAGTAAATCTACTTGATTAATAATAGCAAAATCTTCTTTTGTAATTGTTATATTGTCACCTAATTTATGAACGATTATTTTTAAATTATTAAGCATTCTTTGCATTATATAAAGATCATCTGCATCCAAATTATCATCTCTCCCTCCCTGTGCCAAAATAGGTAATTCTACATCATTTCCCCAAAAACCTCTCCATTTTCTAATAGCAACTGACTCGAAATCAAAATTTTCCATTTTTACCTTCTTAATGGTTGTCCAACGTTATCGGTGAATTGGCCCATAACAATCTGAATCAAATCGATAATAGTAATAAAGAGTAAAAATCCTATTATTGCAGGAAAATCAGCATGTACAGCTGATAAATTTAATAGTAGTAAAAAAAATCCAGTATATATTTTCCCTACATAAATTCTGTGTATTGCCGTTATTCCTAATATACCGCCTAAAAATCCTAGGCAACAAAGAACCAAAGCTGTTTTTTTACTTTTATTGGAAGTTAGAGCAACATATTGAGTAGGAGCTGCCGACATGTGGATATTATTTGGTTCTGAAGCGCATATTGGACAATGATTCCAGCTGCTTTGTAATTCGGTTCCACAATGTTGACATTTCATTTGAATTACCCCTTTTTATTTTGTATTTTTGTTAATTTTGTAATATAACGTCTAATTTCATCAGATGGGGTTGTTCCGTTCTCAGCACACCATTTGTAAAAATTTATTTTTTGTTCAGGTGTTATTCGAATCTGCAATCTTGTTTCATTCATTTACTCACCTCCAATTCATCTTGTAATCACATTGTACATCCAACGTGATTACAAGTAAACAGGTAAATCTACCCAAATAAAAAACGCCTTCCACCGTTAGGCAGAAGGCTATAATAGGAGGAAATATTGATTAATGTAATAAATTATGTATTAATATCCCACAAATTAAAACAAAAATAATAATTAAAGCTAATCTAAAAATCTGCATGAAAATTAATTATACAGGAGTAATTGGAACAATAAATTGTGATAATAGATCATTTATAGCAATCATAGCTGCATTAACTGCTAATATTTCTAATTTATCTCTTTCGCTAACAAATGGACTGTCGTTTGGGGTTTCACCATCGATAATACTTTGCACGACAGCAGCACCATAAGTATTTACGTAATCGAGCATAATAGTAGCTAAATTGGATAAGAGTTGTGATAAAATAAGACTCATAATTTTTATCTCCTTTTTTTCAATTTTAGATATCCGGCAATAATTTATATAAACTGTCTCCTGGACATAAAGTAGCCACGCTAGGATCGTCCACAATCGCCGCAACGTCCTCGTGGGCGATGATCTGCGCGTTAGGGTACTTTGCTAACAAATCAGAGATATTATCCTTTAAAGCCGAAATTTGCGCGTCTGTCGGCGTCTCTTGACTCTCAGTAGATTGGAAGTCACCTTCGAGTGCTATCCCGACAGAACATTCATTGACACCTAATGCGTGAGCACCTATGGTATCATCTGGACGGCCCTGCACTGTAGTTCCATCGCCTTTGATGACTCGGTGGTATCCAATACCTATCCATCCTTCGTCAAGGTGCTCTTGGAATATTTCATCTACATCTTGATCTTGCGGTCCATCCGTATGGTGTACCACAATGTATAACGTTTTGGTACGCATTTCAAGCTGTCCAGCCCAAGGCCAATCTTTTTGGATTATGTTCATACTTTTTCAGCCACTAAATCTTCAATAGCATCGGAACACTCTGACATCATACGCCAAATTAACCGGCAATTATCTTTTCTCCATGTTGCAGTTCCGCGAGTAAAATAAATATATGGTATTAAAAGACTATCCTCTGTTATATCCATATTGGCTGTTCGCATGTAATCTTCCGCATCGCTAAAGAGCGCAGGGATTTTAAAAGGTCCGTATTGAACTGCACATGACCATACTACATCCTGCAAAACATTGGAATGTTTTGTTACATCAATTCCCGCCTTAATCAATTGAGAAACAGCAACATCATAATACATAATTTTGCAATAATCATATTGAGATTGTAGAAACACATCAGAATTGTCTTTAGCTACTTGAATCCAGATATTATTAAATGCAATAGATGGTGGAGTATCTTGGCTTAATTGCTTTCCCATTACTGCATATTCGACAATAACAGAAGTACATAGCCATTTTACAAATGCCTGCACAACACCATCACCGGCATAAAATTGGTATGCTCCATAACTAGCTTCACAATGAGGACCATTGGTTCTATTAATCGAAGCGGGATCACCTAATGACTCATATTTTTTGGACAAATCACCTAACATAATATCTCCTTATGGTGCATGACCTCCGAAATGTGCAGCATATGCTGCACCTGCTGCCAATAAAGCACCTAGAATGCTAATAATGGCAGTTATTACTCCATGGGAGCCTTGATGCTGGCCTTGCTGATTTGCGCGATACTGTTCCAGTGATCGCAATCGGTCTAAAACTTTAATCATTAAACTGGATAATTTATCAACACTGTTTTTTGTTGCAGCAACATCGCCTGTCATTTTAAGTAGTATTTCAAGGATTTTATCCTCGTTGGACACATTTTGCCACCTCCTTATTTATTGTTGTTTTCAACAAGTTTACGAAGTATAGCAAGTTCTTCTTTGACCATGGTATAGGTTTGCTGTGATCGACGCTCGGAGGCTTTATCTAGTAAGTTTGTGCCTACGATAATCAAAGGTAAAGCCCATAGCTGGATTGTGTTGCTCCAGTACAAAAGGGATGTTTCTTGATCTGGCCAAAGCAGAGGTGCAAAACCATATAAAAAAAACAAATAACATAGCCACATTGATCCGAATATTTTCGTTCCTTTTACAGCTAAATAATCATTAAAATGTTTAATTCTGTTATGTAGTTTTTTAACCAATCTTTGCTCCCTCCTTATAATTCTGCCGATAAATACCCACCTATATAACAAAAAACTCCTGTTGACCAATTAGCAGCGCTATTAGATAATGCTGCCATTTGTGTAGTAGTATCTGTAGTTATTGCCGGAGTTCCTGCATTACCACTTCCTACTGTAAACGTAGCATTTAATAATGTCGGCGTTGTTCTCATTGTTACAGGGTATATTACAATCCCGTTATAAAGATTCGATGCACTCATGGTATAACCTAACCAGTAAGTAATTAACATGTAAGCATATCTCTCGCACAATGCCAATTCAGCACCATAGGATAAAAATTCAAACGGTGTAGCATAACTATTTTTCTCCAACTGAACTCCAGTTATTGTTAATGTTCCCGATGTAAAAGCACCAACAGAAAAATCAATTTCAACGCCATTTATTGCATTTGCAGGCATTGAAATATTCACTGTATATTTTGTTGGCGTTGAAGTAATAGTGAATGTTCCTGTCGCTATTTGGGTTTTAGTTGGTGATGCCACCGTCCCAAAGGTATCCGTTGTATTTGCATAATAAGCTGTCCAAGTTATTGAAGTTAAAGTAGTACTGCTGATTTGAGCCTGTAACGTTGCAGTGTTTCCGGCAAGATCATACGCATTAAATGATTCGATCCTTTGTCCACGTACCACTGCCGTTACACTTGAAGCACCGGTAATTTGATAAGCATATTGAAAATTATTTACTCCTGAAGTTACACGCTGGCCGGTTACATTGGCGCCGGTACAATAAACGAACCAACGATCATTAGTATAGGCCAATGCTGCACCTGCTGTAATTGTTTGGGATGATCCGCTATTAAGTTGGTCAAACCGATTATCACCATTAATAATTTTATTTCTGTCAGTAGTAGGTCCATTGCTCCAAACAGGATTAGCTCCACTGTCTTGCGTTTGTAATACTTGTCCTGCTGTTCCTGTAGCTAAATTAACCCATGCTGTTCCATTGTAATAAGGGATATTCCCTTGTACTGCCGAAGGAAAAAGATTTACAAGAGCTGATGCTGCTGATGTCGCATTGGTTCCACCGCTGCCCAATGGCAAAGGCGTTGCCAAAGATAAAACACCTGCCGAACTAATAGTCGCCGAATCAGCAGCACCAGCATTAGTAACAAAATGGATTGCATTCGCTGTGCCGGTTCCAATTGCTAAATCTCCACTAACAGCTTCTAAATACACCATATTGGGAGTATTAAACGCACTTGGACCAGTAAACCCACTAGAATTCATACCAAACTCGCCATAATATGTAGAAGCTGTCCCCTGATCATTATTAACAATAAAATTGGTGGATGCAGTTGTTCCAGAGTTTATATTTTGAATTAATATTTGATTATACATAGGTGTACTTGATGTTGCTTGAATTAAAATACCAGTATCTGTAATTTCTGGAGTTCCTAAAACTAAAGTTTCATTTGATGCTAAAACACTAGGAGTCGATGTATTATTCGATAATACTGAATATGCCAAAGTAGAAGACAACCCAGTTCCACCATTTACAATAGGGAGAACACCACTAAACCCGCTAGTGAGCCAATGAATAGTACCATTTGCATCAATAGTTCCTAATTCATATGAATTTACTCCATTTTTATCGGCCTGCATGATTTCATTCGTTGAGGTATTGATCCAAAACTGATAAGGATATAAAGGATTCGGTGCACCCGTTCCTGCAAATAACGTTGCCAAAGATAATAATGCATTATTAAAACCTGTTCTAACTTGAAATCCTGATCCATCAGGAACTACAATTGGATTTTGTGCCATATAGTTATCCTCCTATACGCCTTGTGCATACCAAAAAAATGATAATGTATTAGTAAAAGCATTACCATTATGATCAAAAAATGCGGTAAAAGATGACAATGAAAGACTTGAAACTCCTGTTGAAAGTTCTGTACTAGCAGAACCAAAATTAGCCATTACAGGGGTTATATTAACTGTTTCAACAATAGTAGAGAATGTCTGTGTAAAATTCACTACAGAAGTTTCTGTATTTGTACCTGAAGGAGAAATGTTTACTGATCCCCATTGCTCAATACGACCGTCTGACCATTTACGATAGCCATTAGATCCAAGTGATTGATTAGTGATATAGGCAACTAATACACCACCAGTACTTACTGTTCCATTTACTGCTAAATTGCCTGTTATTGTGTCACCGGCTCTATTAACTGGCGTATAACCAATATTAGCAACTGCGGTGCCAGAAGCTAAATAAGTATTAGTAATAGATCCGGCGCTTAAATTCGCTAAAGCGGTTCCCGCAGCCAATAATGCATTTGTTATACCATTAGCATTAATTGAGATAATATTATTAGATACTGATAGTGGTGATGTCGTGGTGTATGTAATTACTGCGCTTATTATTGCTTCTAAAGTAGTGATACTGCTATCAGATACCGTATATCCTAGATTAGCTAATATCTGGCAAAATGCAGCTGCGAAAGTACTGCTTTGAAATAATGCTTTATTCATGATCTGTGAACTCGCTGTACCTGTAACAAAACCGCCAGGTGCTACTCCTGAATACGTAGCGTCAGAAGCAATATTAGTTTTAGTTGAATCAAATTGTAAAAAGTTAGTACTTCCTGCCATAAAATTTCCCCCTTTAAGTTACCAACCAGTAACCTTGATCCCAACCTTGTATATAAGCGTTTCCCAAATCAAAACCAAATACTGGCAATGTACCAAGTGAGTAATTAACAAGAACGCCTTCAGGCCGTGGAACAATATAGCCATTAATAATTAAATCATGAATATTAGACGTGAAATTACCTGACAAAATAACATTCATACTCATATCTTGATTATCTTGGATAACAATAATCCCGCCGGGAAATAAGGTTGCCCATGAAGCATATAAACTTGGAATAGTGCCATTCCACATATTTTTTATGATAGTAGCTTTTAAAAGAACCTGATAATCACCATCATTCAAAGTTGGACTAGATCCATTCGTCGGATTAAAATTTATGGTTCTTGATTGTCCAATTAATTCTCCCAATAAATCAAGCTGAACTCCGACAGCATTATCAATACTTAAATAGCTATACATATTACAAGCTAAATAAGCTGCATCATTAAAAGGAGTCAATAACAGCTGTAACATAGCCATAAAATTGGGTTTTGTTATATATTCTGAAGTAGGATAACCAAGATAATATTGGATTGATGGAGTCGTTGACCATGCGTCTATATCCGGTACTAAATCAACATCAGGTATACTATCGAATAATGTAAGTGGTTCGGTCCATAATAAACTTAAAGGAGTTGGTCCTGTAGGTATTGTCATGATTTCCTCCTTTAAACAAAGTTAATAACAATGTTTGCAGTAACGCTTTGTGACGCATAATTATAAGCAATCGGAATATCTACGCTTGATCCGGGACTAGACGAAGTACCTGAATAAATATTACTAAGCGAAAAAACCGGTCGAGCAATATTAGGATTAGCCGACATTGTAACCGCTTGAAGAGCCGAAATAAGAACAGTCTCACCAATGGCGAGACTGTTTAAATAATTTACTAATGCAGTTGTGATAGCTGTTGTAATGGCCGTTGTATATCCTGTTAGCTTATGAACATTTAGTGTTACGTAAATCGGCGTATAAGCTAATATGTAAAAAGCAATTGGAGTAACATTTCCATATTGATCGGTAACATCGATAGTAGTCGATCCATTTGTATAACATCCAGGAGTTTTGGTTTGCCATATCGTTGTTGCTATGATTGAAGGTGTACTGCCTTCAACAACTGCAGTAATCGAATGAGGTGGAAGACCAAGACCATTTGGATCGGTAGCCGATGAACTAGTGGGATTTTCATAAATTACATAGCGAGTAACACCTTCAATGCTTGCAATAGCTGCTTCAGTGGCATTTAATGGACTTACAGAGGCTATTGCTGTGCTGGTAGTCTGCCTGGATCTAAATTGTGAATCTGTTTCTACTGGTTGACCTGCAACTGCAGCTCCAGTATTCGTAACAGATGTCCATCCATAAGTAGGAGTAGCAATTGTTGTAAGAGTTCCGGGAGCTGCATTAATGGCTCCTATTGTTTCGCAAATTGCCGTTACTGTAACTGTTCCTCCGCCACCAATAAGGACTGTTGCAGGCAAATCCCATAAATTTCCTGCTCCATCTTGGATTTTACCATTATTAATAGTAATTCCTGCGGTGCCGGTTACAACTACAGTCGGACAAGTTGAATAAGATGGAACCTTACGAGTAAGGCCATTTATTTTATATAAAGCATCCTGTGCACTACCATAAACAGTAGAAGCTCCAAAAGAGTTATAAGCCAATTGTAGACCATTCATGCAATCATAGGCATTTAAAGCAATAATTGAAAGCATTTGATAATCTGCAGAATCTGGACCTAAATAAATTTGCGATCCATAGATATTTTGCACTCCAGTTACATAATATGACAAGATATCTGAATATAAAGGGATAGAAAGTCCTGCCGATGTTATTTCTGGTGCTTGATATGTCATATAGTAGATCCTCCTTTACACGGGGGGGAGATTGATTGGCAAATTAGAAACAGTAATTTGGGTACTAAAATTAGTTGTTACAGTTGCTGTAAAAGAAAATTGTCTAGTCGTAGAATTATAAGTCGAAGATATAGAAGTTATTGCCTGCACATAAGGAACACTTAAAATAACATCTTGTATTAATAACGTTATATAATTACTGTTATTTCGTGTTCCTAGAATGTCTTGCCAAAGTGGTAATCCAATTTCAAGATTAAGCCACCATTCACCCTGAAATAGAAGCAGTGATGTTTGTATGGCTTGGGCAACTGCAGCAGTATCAACTAAAAAACCTTGACTCGTGCCAAGACCGAAAGTGTAATCCATAGTTGTAGGATTTAATGTTCTATAAATGATGGTAGACAATTAGACAACACCTCCAGAAACTCCTGTTCCTGTTGTAACTCCGCTATGAGTATGCGCCAAAAAAACACGACTATCAATAGTCGTGTCACTGCCAATAACAACAGAACTTCCAGTTATATTTATTGTTCCAGCTGTAATGTTTATTGCATTTTCGGCTAATTTTATAGTGGCTGTTCCATCATCTTTTTGAATAATTAAACTCGAAGTATTAACAGAAGCTAATGAATTAGGCTGAGAAGTTCCTGTAATAATAGCAAAACCATCACTTAAGTCATGACGTCGCCTATCCATTTGGATGTTATTTATTCCACCATTTTGATATTGGGCATCAATGCACATATCAGCAAAAATAACAAGACATTCATTACCTTCTGTTACTGGAAATGTGATTGAATATCCACCTGCTCGTGGGAACATCACCGGAACATCAACTAACAAAGGTATTTGTTCCCAAGTAACAATCCCATTTAAATTTATTCTGTCGTAAATTGATAGTTGAATAACTGCTGTCTGTTTAACAGGATTAAAACTTTGGATGATTCCTGGCATAGCTACTTTAATTTGGGCTGACAATGTATCTGCTAATTTGTGATATATTTCTTCTTGTATATTAAGACGAATTGGCAAAGTTTGCATTGTAATTCTCCTAATCTGGATTTTTTAAGGAATTTTGAACAGAATTTACTAGCAATGCCAAATCTCCAGAACTTAAACCTGCAATACATTCTGTATACCAATCATTGCCCCTGGTATCTCCTCGATGTCTTAAACCAAATACTTGATAATAACCGCTTTGATCTAAAATAGTTATATTTTGGCCTTGATATATTTTTTGTTGAATTAAAGATGTCATATTAAGATGTACCAACATAGAAGGCTGTACTACTTTAATTAATGGGTTTAATAATACTTTAAATTGTATTCCATCTTGGGTTACTTGTGGCGTTCCTATTAATCCCGTGGTGGGCGTAATTTCAAGGGCTTCAGTTGGTCCAAGTACAACGCCATCAGATAATCTAGTCATGTGCACCTGGCCATCATGAATATATAGTTGTGCATTATTATAAAGAGCAATATTTCTTAAATATGCTTGTGGTTCTCCAAAAAAAGTTTTTCCCCTTGGTAATTCCTGTATGTTTATATTCTCGGAGATTACACCAAGAGGGAATGGACTACTAGCATTATTTGCAATGTCACTAATATGGCTTCTTTGATCAGTACCGGCAAATACAGTAAATCGACATATATTATTATCAAATATCCCTAAACCATCAAGACAATGTAACGTTAGCTTATAATCTACTACATTTTCACGCTCTCTAAAGGCTTGAAAAAGTTGACCATCAAAAATTTTTCCATAATATCCATCAATATATCCAGCTTCAACGACAACACGACTACCTTCTTGAATCAAAGTCGTTTCTGTTGGACCACTCAAATTATATATACAAATATCTCCATAATAACATGCTTGATATGCTGGACGATCAATATCAAAAGTTACTCTTATAGCACCTGATTGGACTTCCGAATCACTATTTGATATTTCAATTTGTTCATTCGTTAACGTATAAACAGTAACTTTCCATTTTCTAATAAATAATGAATTTGTTGACATATTTCCTCCTATTATTTTAGAAGATTATTTATCATTTATTACCTCCTGGATTTTTCTTTATGAATTATTTTTAAAATGGTATAATAGATATATGGGATAGTCTTCTACTGATCATAGAATGCGACAAGAAGCCTCTGTACTTCTTCCCATATAAAAACAATTTTATATACAGATAAAAATTAACTACTATTACAGAGGAGTGGTTTTGTTATGATTATTTACAAAGCACAAAATAAAATTAATGGAATGATTTATATTGGACAAACAATTAAAACATTAGAAGATAGAATTAAACGTCATTTACAATTTCATAATAAATGTTATTTCCCAAAAGTATTATATAAATATGGTGTTGATATTTTTGAATTTAAAATTATTGATAATGCTATGACTAAAGAAGAGTTAAATAATAAAGAAATTTTTTGGATAGCATTTTTTAATTGTCAATTTCCTAACGGTTATAATTTAACCGCTGGAGGAGATGCTAATCCTATGAGTCATCCATGGGCAATACAGAAAATGAAAGAATCTAAAAAAGGACAAATACCGTGGAATAAGGGTATTCCACAATCTGAAGAAACAAAGCAAAAAAATCGCGAATTTAATATAGGTAGAAAACATTCTAAAGAAACACTGCAAAAAATGAGTAAAAGCCATAGCGGTAGTAATAATTCTTTTTTTGGTAAAAATCATACTGAAGAAGCTAAAATAAAAAATAGAGATGCACATTTAGGAAAAATTTATAGCGATGAAATAAAAGCAAAATTAAGTGAAATGAGGAAAGGTGATAAAAATAGTTTTTTTGGTAAAAAACATACTGAAGAAACTAAAAAGAAAAATCGTGAAGCTCATTTAGGGAAAAAGACATCAGAAAAAACAAAAGAGAAATTAAGAGAAATATGTCGTAAACGTAAAGAATTAAAAGCTAAGGTGGAGTGCTCGGTACAGGTGTTGTTGGTGTCGTCGCAAGAGTTAATGTTGTTGCTGCAAGATTATTTCCTACTAACAAAAGATAAGCAGTTCCTAAATTATTGATATTTGGCAAATCAACTGTAGTTCCTGATACATTAATTAAAAACCATTCACCAATGCCCAAATATTCATATTGGCCTAATATATTGCCCGCCGGATAAATATCCGCAAATAAAGGAATAGAATCAAGAATGAGAGTATTATTAGCTGGATTTGAAAGAGTCATTACCCAATATCCAGCAACTTCATTAAATCTCAATACTATTCCTAGTGTTACGTTTTGACCATTTACTACTATAGTAGTTTGGAAAGATTGATTCTGCATACTAGTTACAGGAATTTGTTGTAACATTTTATTGTGTTCCTCCTGTAGCAGTATCGTTTGCAGCTGACGTAGAAGTTGGAGTTTGAGGGTTTATTGTTCCAAGACTATTATTTTGATCTACTGATCGACTTGCTGTTGTAATTGTTGGAACTTGTGCAGTAATTATTTGTCGAAACATTACTGTAAATTTACCGCCAAATTGAGTTTTATAATCATCAGAAGTAAACACGCTTTCTATCAACATATTTTGATAATTAATTAATCTTGTATGTATTTGTAAATTTATTCTACTTTGCATTAATGCAATCAATGTTTGATAAGCTGACACGCTTTTAGTAGAGGCATTAGTCCAAGGATTAGGAATTAATAAACTATCCATAGCGTCACTCATGCCTATTTCCATCCGTAATTTTACAGGCATTTGATAGGCATGATCTACGATATTAGCACCAATTTGAATTGGATGTTCTGTTATCCGCATTTCTGCCGTATGTTCTACTTTCATAATAGCGTCAAAAAAATACATAGTTCCAGCAGGAGTTCCAGTTGTTCCTGGGATTGTTGTCTGAATACCTGTTTTTATCATGAAAAGCTGATTTTGATTTATAATATTCCATTGAGGAGGTCGCCACGGTCCTGTTGGAAGTACTGTTGATTTTTGATCTGCAGGAGGACTATTAAAATAAGATGCTGTGGCATTATATGTTGCATAAATAGTGCTTAAAGAATTTATGCTCATGAATGCACCCCCTGCCAATCATTTAAAAGTCGTGCATTTTGTCTTTGTAATGTTGTTTGAAGTACATTAAGAACATGCATGGAAATTTCTTCTCCACTTGCTCCCGGTTGAGTTATATTTATATTTAATCCACCTATGTTAGTCTGCAAAGAATATCCATTATTTGTAGCAGTAGGAGCAGTATTCCCAGTTGATCCGGTCATACTAGCGAAATTTTGCGCACCTGCTGCCAATGTGCTAGAAACATTATTTGCATTTCCTAAAACTCGACCAACATATCCATTTTCTCCTTTATAAGTACCACGCTTTAAATAACTCTCAGCAGCATCAGGACCACCATTCCACCATGCTGCAACTGCTCCCCAACTTCCATATTGCTGATATGCTTTAGCCAATTGGAATTGCGCAACAGCTTCTTGATTAGCTGGAACTTTATAATCAGCATCAGAACCAAGACCAGCTTCAGATGCCCATTGTCCCCAATTTTCAGCTAATATTTGATATTTACCACCTAGATTCCATTTGCCAGCATCCATATGAGCTGGAGAAGAATAATCCCCTCCACTTCGTTCACCTTTATTTGCTAAATTTTCCGCGAATGCACCTAATCCAGGAACAGACTCATTTTGTTTTACTCCTGCTATTGTTTCTCCTCCTGCACCACTTAATGCTGATGTATTAGGAGTTTTTGTACCACCAGTAGCTTCAAATATATCTTTAGATAATTGTTCTGTTGGATTTAATGCTTCTTCACCAAAAGTAGCATTAGCAAGTTTAAGTCTTGACCATGCCTGACCATATTTCCCTTGTCCTGCTAATTCCATCGCTTGAAATACATAAGCTAATGCTTCTGATCTTTTAATAGTTTGTTGTATTGTATCTTGAATTGCTTTAGATAAAGAATCTTTCGTGCCTGTTAAATGATCAACAATGCTTGAAATAGTTGGGATTATATCTGCTAAAACTATACCCCATTCTTTAGCAGCTACTTTTGCTTCTTCAAAATCTTTTTTAATTGTTGGTAATGCCTCTTTAAGCTCTTTCCACATAGGTGCTAAAGTAGCATTTGAAGTTTTTCCGCTTATATAATCATTAAAATCTTTGGCTAATTCAATTACAGCAGCTATTCCAACTCTAAATAGCATAATAGGACCACTAGCGGAAGTTAACCCTATAAATACCAATCCTAAAGCTACTAATGCTTCTTTTAATTGATCGATATTAGGTATAACTTTTTTTAATTCTTCCCAAAAACTTTTTATTTCAGGAATTGCTTTATCGCGAATAAAGTCATATAAAAAAGTAAATTGTTTTACAACCCATACTAATTTATCACCAATCATGCTGGCTATTTGTGGCATATGAGTGGTAATATAGTCATTGAATTCCTTGAAAGTCATTTTGGTGTTCCCAAATACACTTGCAAGTTTATTCCAAACATCCACGGCAATATACTGCATCATATAGGTACTTTCTAGCTTTAAACGTGTAACTTCAAAGCGTAAATCACGCATTTGCCGGAAAGTACCTTCTGCACCTTGACCCATTTCAAGCTGTCTTGCTTGTGCCTGCAATGCAAAATATCTCTGCCTTAATTCCGGTATCCATGCAACATTTGTCATGGATTCACCCATCGCATCAAGGACTATTTTCATTTCCTTTGCTGCTGGCAAACTCATGTGCATTTGAAGTGCAAATTCTTGATATTTTAGATCTGCCTGAGATACTTTGTCTATTAAACCTACTGTTGCAGCAGTAACAGAAGCTAAACTTCCAACAATTTCCGTAGATGCTCGTAAAAATGATTTAGTCATACCGGTAGTATAGTTAGTAACTTGCTGAGATGATCGGTTAAGAGCATCACTCATTTTCGCATATTCAGTATCATTTACGTTAAAACCTAGTGATACTAAATAGCTTTTCAGTATATTGTCGGCCATTATATCACCTCACATCACATCACCGAGGATTTAAGCTCTCTATATATGTTTTAAATCTGAATTCATTTTCTCTGCGAACTGCATTCATTTCATGCCAATCAATTAAGTCTATTAAATCATATGTTCCATCATCTAATTGGCATTGTTGCCATTCTTTAGCAACAACTGGTGCCCATAAATAGCCATTGATAGTTAAGTATTGAATAGGGCTATATCCTTCATGCTGTCCCTCAGAACTTTCAATGACTTTTCGGTGAAAAAACTTGCGATATTAAATGACAAAACTTGGGCACATAAAGCTATTACTGTAGGTGTATCATATTCTAGGTCTTTAATTAGCCAAACTCCTTTTTTCGTCATAATTGGCAAAGGCATTTCCGAACTTCCTACAGTTTCATATTTTTTTGCTGCACACATACAATAATCTACTAAATCGGAAAACTCTTGTTCTGTCATAAGTTTTCTTGATTCAGGTAAATTATTAATATTAATCTGTTGATCTAATCCCAAAGGCGCAATTTTTGTAAAAATTTGTACTGCTATAAACATACCTATTTTTGCTGTGAATTTTTCAATTTGATAATTATGTCCATCAATATGAACATCTTTATAACGTTCCATTTAAAATTTCCTCCATTATTATGCGGTAGCTGTTTGTATATTTCCAGCACTTAACGTCCAAGTAATATTTGCTCCTTGTTTTCCGTACACTTTAGGAGGCAAATTTTGAGGGCTGATTCCTGTAACAATATGACTTACTCCATTGACCGTACTTCTTAATAACATTGATGCACTATTCCAAGTTGATACATCATCATTATTTAATCCATTTTTTACTAAATCAAACCATTGAACTAAAAATGTATGAAAACTTGATGTTTGCTGCACTTCAATAGCTACTGTGCCATTATCCCCAGCAATAGCCGAAATTTGAACTGTCCCATCAGCTGCTACATCTTGCATTGTTTTTTCAGTGGCCATTGTAATCGTTATTTGACCGGCTCCTATCTCTCCGCCGAAAATAAATGTCCCTGCAAGAGGATGCGAAAATCCGCCGGTCAGGTCTTTGAACGAATACGTAGAATATGACATTTAGAGAAACCCCCTAACTAATTATTGATAATATTTCCAGCCATTAATGACCAAGTTACACTTTGTCCTTGCATAGTATAGGTTTTATCTGGCTGAATTTGTGGACTAATACCAGTTATTGTATGACTTCTTCCGTTTACAATATTTTTTAAAAACATTGCACCACTTGCCCAATTTGTTACATCAGATTGATTTACATTGGTCAAATTAATCATCAACGCATTAAACCATTTAGTAAAATAATCATGTACACTAGATGTCTGCTGGCATTGAATTTGGATAGTACCATTAAACACAGCAACAGGCAAAATAAATATACCGCCATCGATGGCGATATCATGGAGAGTATTGTCATTGGCCATATGAATAGTAATCTGTCCTATACCACTAGATTCATTAATTGCACCGAAATTTAATGTGTTAAAAATCAATGGATGGGAAAATACACCTGTAAGATCTTTGAAACTATAAATGGTCATAGCCATTTAATCACCTACTACTGTTTACAGTCTTCATCTTTGCACATATATGCCGATAATAATACTGTGAACAGCTCCCGCCTCAGTAATCGCCACATAAATGGGCGGAGATTGTCTTGCTGTTCTTTGTGCAGTAGTTAAAGTACTAACTGACTGAGCCTGAGTTAAATATCCTGCAGTCACAGCATCGCCGGTATTGAGATTTAAAATAGGAACCCCTTCCCAAGTACCGGGAGCCAGAAAACCTACTGTTACAGCTTGTGAGCAAGCATTATTAATGGCATTCATGATCTGAGTAATACCGGCATTGGTCAAAGGTATTTTAGGATTAGAAATCAATAGATCCATGACATTAAGCTGAATATTATTTGTTAACATGTCGAGATTAATAATTTCATCGAAAAATTGACCATTGGCCATGGTTCCTTGTTCGGCAATTGTATACCCACCAGAATAATTTACATACACATTTCCATTATTAGCTTCAATATAATTTACTTGGGTTTGAGTCACAGGTTCGGCTATTACGCCAACTAAAGATTTAAATTTCAAGGTATACGCTGAATTTGCAAGACCGGTATTCAGCCCCATAGCAACACCAAGTAATGCAGCCACTGCATTAACCGTTTGGGTGGAATATAATCCTATTGGCCGATTATATTTAAGAGCAGCGAGTATCGTGAAAATATCAATGGGAGTAGTTGCAGGAGTTAAAATATTGGTATCTACTGTAGTATAAAAATAAGTAGTCGAAGGTGTTGCCGTTTGTACATATGCAGCAATTAATTCGCTCTGGGCATCAGAAGCACCGCAAACCATGCCTGCATACCATTCTGTATTCGCTAACCGGCAAGCCTGAAAAGCAATCAATGGAGTTTCCGGCGTTGCCAATGTAACATCTTGGCAGCCTACCCAAAGAACGAGTGGTGCAGGTGATTGGCCGAAATAGAGTTGTGCAGCTAAATATTCGGGATCAGTATTAGTAAAACCATAAGTCAACATATCATTTGTATTAGTAAATTCAACGATTCTTGTTGCATTGGGAATAACAGGAGAACCACTTTTTACGCTAGTTCCAATTATCAAACCTTGGTTGAATGTGCTTCTTGCCGGGAAAACAGGGGAAATGTAAACCGCGACATCAATAATGTCATTTAAATTCAGGGTTGTGGTCAAGATTTTCACTCCTTCGCGCATAAAAAATAGACGCTTCGGCGTCTTAATGTCATTTATTGAAACATGCTCAAATAATTGGAGTCGATGGAATTATCGAAATTATAGGAGTACTGGCGAATACTGCAATAGGAACTTCTGCAACAGCGGGAATGGTAATATTCCGGCTTATTAACTCATTAAATTTGACATGTAGGTCTACACGTTCCCACCAACGAGTTGAATAAAGTTCAGGTGCTCTTACAGGTTCTTCAATTTCAGTAATCATATATAAATTATTCGCAGCCAGTGCATCATGAATTGGATCATAAAAAAGCTGATCGCGAATAAATTGGGAAACATCTTCAGAATTAGGACCGTAAATAGTCCAAAAAACTTCAATTACACGAGTATAAGACATATTTTGATTCATAGTCGTATCATCAATTTCGGTCCATACCATGTCACGGATTTTATTATAGTCATCGTCTGCCGGAAGAACTTTAACGAAAGTAATCGTTTCGGTAATCTCCCATGCCGGAGCACCGTCTGTCGGCCAGGATTGTCTGATAATGGATTGTGTAGGTGTTGCAGTTGGATCAAGACCTAACATTTGAACTGTTAGATTCCAAAATATACTGTTTAACTGGTAAATAGTCAAATAATTATCTGCCATATTAAGACCCCCGAAGTCGTGTAGCCAGACCTTTGTAGTAGCCATAATGCTCATATAAATTTACTTGGTGTATCTTATATAATCTTCCACCCCAATATATTTCATCACTCGTACCCGGATCTTCATGAGTTGTATATAATGGGATTTCTCTTGGGGTATAAAATACCATTACACCAAAAATTCTATCGCCTTCCGGCACTTGTATGATTTCTTTTTCGTTTGCAGCAATTACAGGAGCAAAACATTCGATATGTCGTGTATGAGGGAAAACTGTCCAAATACCTTGTATAAATTGACCTTCCTTGCGATGGATTTCAAAATATTGGTCGAAATCGCTATCATTGATAATTTCTTCCACGCTTATCATGATTTTTTATCCCTCACTACGAAGGTAATTGCTTTCCGAAGTTGTCCAGTATCAATTAAGGGATTTGTCATTCCTTCAAGTCCAGTAATTCCTTGTAAATTTCCAGTATTTTCATAATATCGAACTGCTGCTCTTGCTATTTTTGCAGGTTCTCCACTACCTTTGGCTTGTTTATAAAGTTTTTCAACAATCGTTGCTTCTGAATTAGGAGGCCAACCATTTCTAGGATCAGTAAACCAATCCTTAGCAGCATTTGCTCCAATTAATCCTGTTGTCTTTAATTGTGCTTTTGCTTGTGATTTATTTCCTTCTAAAGCCAATGTTGCAGCTTTAGCAAGTTCTTTTTGTATTTCATCAGAATGGGCTTTTATAGCTGGTTCAATAACTGGACGGCGGGGAATTCCGCGAAGTTCTGAGCCATTTGTGTGAATATACATTAATGCTGCATTTGTAATTTTTGCAGTTCCTTTTCTCGACGTTTTTTCTTCTGGAATTCCTACAAGAACATCGAGCATCATTAGATCATGCATGTCTTTTTTCAGCTTATCTATTCCGGCACCGGAAGAAGATGTTGTAATGGAATTTTGAAGCATGATATTAACCTCCCAATTTCACCACACGTACATCCCCGATTTTCCTATTATTTTAGCGATTGATGCAAGTTGAATTCCAAATGTCGTGGCTTTCCAAAATCCCCATCCCGGCAAGTCTCCAGTAATGCTGCCGACATCATAACCCACGGATACATCACCAACGCTTTTGGATGACTTGGGGAATTGGGCACCTGCATTAGCTACTACTTGGCCTAATGTTTTATTCATTCCTGCCTGTGTTTCCAGATATAAAGTGTAAAAATGGCCAGTAAATAAAGCCATCCCATACTTCCATTTACTCTGCCATCGGTTTTGGATAATGCAGGAATTGGCCATTTCTATGAACATGCTGATAATTTCTTGATAATTTTCATTTATTTCCGGTCCGAATTGTGGAAATATATTCAAAAAATCCGATACTTCAAATGGCGGATTAGTCCCATAACCAACATTCCCCGCAGTTTCTCTGATTTGTGCAACCAGAGCCTGTATTGATTGCCCATATGGACCTACGCTGTCAGATAGTCCAAACGCAAAATTACCGCCATCTATCATGATAATTCACCTACTTTGGAGCTTTTTTATGATAAGCCCTTTTTACACGTTCTTGAATTTGCTGATTTTCTTCGACTTCTTTTTTGTTTTTAACTTCATCAGTAATTCCGCTTTGGCAATCACGCAATGCCTTTTCTTGTTTTAGCACTTCGACCTCATGTTTCAATGCTAAAATTTCTTCGCTGTATTTTTGGACATCCTCCGAATTACCAGCACTTACAAGATGAAGCTGTTTAAGTTTTACAGCATCTTGGAATAGATCTGTTCTCCCTACCCAATCTGGCAATTCTCCGAATCCAGGTTTAATAGTGACGCTAAGTAAATGGCCTTGAGCATCGCGTTCGCCATCGCGGGTGAAGCGGAATGTTTTGTCTGATAATGCTTTAATCATGGTATTTCCTCCTAAATTTAAACAATAAAAAACCACTGTAATTTACAGCGGTCTTTTTGTTTTTATATAAATTTTTTTTTATTATTTTGATCTGCTTAGATTAATAGTATTTGGTAATGTTGGGCTATATTGAGCAGTAGTTGTTATTGCTTTTTCAAAATCCCATCCACGCTGATAAATTCTTTGCCGCAATTGTCCATAAGACATACCTACTTTTTCTGCCCATTCTGGCAATGTATGGGTTTCACCTTCATAAGTATAAAATTTTGAATTTCTTTTATTATTATTTTGGATTTTTTGATTAACCCAACGACAATTACCAGGTTCATAATTGCCATTGTTATCAATTCGATCTAAGGAAATTCTTTCTGCACCTTCTGCTGGGTCCCCTAAATCAGCATAAAAATTATCAAAATCTAACCATCTTTCACATATTGTAATTCCACGACCACCATAATAACTATAATATTTATTATTTGGATTTAAACAACGATCTTTAACATGATTCCAAGTATTATATATTTTGCTATCGTGCATACCGTGTTTAAACTGCGCTTTAGCGGCACGTTCTTTTTGAAAGCATCCACAACTTTGCGCATTGCCTTTTTTTAATGATGCAGGCAGTATCCATTTATAATTACCGCATTTACAAAGACAAAGCCATTTTGATTTTTCAGGACTATATTCTATTGCTGTTAATCTACCAAAAATTTGATTTGTTAAATCTACTACTCGTAAACAGCCACAACTTTTTGTATTTCCAGCTTTTAAATGCGCACGTTTAACTATTATAGAATTTCCACATTCGCATTTACATAACCAAAATTCTGGGCCTAAATCTGGCTCATGTTCAATCACTATTAATTTCCCAAATACTTGTCCTGTTAAATCCAATATCGGTCTTGGCATATAGAATATTCCTCCTCTATGTGTGGTACTATACTATCTACATTCAAGTTATAAATGATAGTACTTAGATTTATAGTACCACACATCAGGAGTATAGGTCAATTATATTTCAATGTTTTTAATGTTTTAAATACCGTCTATATATTGCCCGGTTTGTGTATATAATATTTTAACTTGCGAGAATTGACTAGCGAATAATGTTTCGTACGACGCACTTTGGACTACCGGTGCCGTCATCACGCGCGATAGAGGCACACATAGGTCCATGTTTAAACGATTTTCTGCTTTTACATATACAACCATACGTTGAGTTGCAGGACTCCCAAGTCCAGCACCAATGCAGAAACGATTTGGGTAGATGTTAAGTTCCCGGCCTTGGTTTACAGCAATGTTATTAGTCAATAGGTAGTTTAAAATGGACTGAGTACCAGCAACAGTCACCGGCGTATTAACAATATAAGCGTAGTTTGCAGGATCAATCAGCACATGATTTGGCATACCACTCAAATCATACTGCGCATCGGCCCATGCAAGTTCAATTGCACCATTCACATCTGACATAATTTCTACAGGGGTTTTATTAACCCATAGTCTAGAAGTAGCCGCAGCATTATAGGCTGCATATTGTTGAGCATATAGAGGATTATTAACTATTCCATAGGTATTCGATTTTGCAATACCTAAAAATACATTAATATCCATAATCTTGGCATTATTAAGGCGCAGTCCATCGTCGAGGATCTGCGTCAAAGAACGGCCAATCTGTTGTAGTTTTAAGGCATCGACTAGGGGAGCACGAAGGATTTCAGAGAAGGTATGAACTTTGAATACGTCTTTTGTAATATTGGCTTGCGATACTGGAATATTAGTAGTTTCAGATCCAATAATAGAATCTTCCACATTGCCGGTCGTCGCATAGTCAACATACACATTGGAAGTCAAAGTTACCCATCCGCCACCAGGCTTAATATCTATGTCACGAGGTGCATAAATCGCTGTCAATGGTTCGAGTAAGCGAGGATCTTGTTTTTCAAGTTCGCCCACTAGGAATGCAAGACCAGTGCCACCACCAGCGTCCATGCCAGGACCATATGCGCCGTCAAGACCTTTTTTAAATACTTGTTTTGTGCGTCCAGCACTCATGAGGGAATCCATAACTCCAATATATTTAGGGTTCATTGCGCTCATTATTATATCTACCTCCTTAATTAAGGTTTATTTTGAGTTAGAATGGTTAACTCAGCGATAAAATTGGCATCGACCTTTCCAGTTGTCCACTCACAATTAGTTAATTGAACAGTCGTACTGCCATCAGAAGGAGTCGCACTTGCAGTAAAAGCACCAACAGATAAAGACGATCCAGCAACAGTAACAATGTAAACATTTCCGCCACAAGTAGGAGCATTAGCTGTCGAATCGCCAATAAATACAGTAGCTGAACCAATTTGAAGAATATCAGCAGGAACTGCCGGCTCATATTGGCCGGAAGTACTATTTGCACCATAGGTATAAGTCATTACGTTCTTGACTTCAGCAACGGCAATGCCCGCAAAATTAGCATAAATAGCCGAAGAGACACCAGCTCCAGAAGCACCCCATAGAGATACACTATTGTCAGTATTAAGAACTGCAGCAGCTCCAAATGGGATTGCTGGCTGAGTTTCTACACCAGAACCATTGAGAATCGATTTTACAAAACGGGCGCCGATTTTGTTCATTGGATTGCGCGAGATTTTACCTGCGAATCCAAGATTTAAAGAAATACCAATCACTGTTCCCGGCATTATTTATTCACTCCTTGTCTCATTGCTGCTCCGGCTTTATTCCAGGCAGCAACGGCTTTTTGTGCACGCTCTGACATTGTATCCTGTTGTACACTTGCATCAACTGCGCGATGGCGTTTATTGCTATTGATCTGATTTGCAATATCGCCGTATTTTGTTCTGTTGCCAACTTGACGAGCGTCTTGAACCGAAGCGACGAATTTTTTGGCAAGTTGATTCCGCAGTTTGGGATCTTCTACTGCAAGGATAGCTTTCTTCATATCTTTGACGTGTTTTCTAAATGCAAAATCCGCTGCCTTTTTGTAAAGTTCAGCGGATTCGCCTTCATCATCATCATCGTCATCATCACGAGATTTTTTTCTACCTCTTTTATCTTTGGCTCCCTGTTCAGCATTCATATATTTTGTATTTTCTTGGCCGAAAGTATTTTCCACATCATCATCATCATCGTCATATCCTGCATGAGCTGGACCTGACATTTTGCTGCTTGGGCTTTCTTCAACATCTTCATATTTTCTTGCCTGTTGTTCAGGAATTTCTGTTTCATCATCATCCATAGGAGGACGTGATTTCATTTCATTTTCAAGACCAGCGAAATCATCTTCAGCTCCTTGGCCTTGTTGCTGTTCTTCACGGCTTTCAAGTTGTTCAATTCGTGATAGAATTTGATTGATTTTATCGCACAAATCGCTCATTACTTCCGTACTTCCGCCAGCATCATCATCGTCATCATCATCTCTGACTCGACGATCATCTCTAATCATGCGGTCATCATCTCGTGCCCGATAATCATCATCACTACCTGGAGTTTTAGAGAAAAGTGCTTTATTTTGTTCGTCTTCTCTCATTGCCTCCATTGCATGGGCGATTTCTTCAGGATCAGCATCTTGAGCAAAATGTTTTAAGCCCATTGCTGCTAATAGCCTTTTGGACATTTTCATCCGTTTCTTACCTCCTGTTTTCTCTTTAATCTGCATAATGGTATCTTCTGGAACATCATCGACAAATTTATCAGGTTTTTTATCCTGAATTGCTGCATGTGGACCGGCACGACCATTTTGGACAACTGCTATATGATTGCCTATAATATCCTTTTGCTCATATTTCCCGTCACCTAACGGAACCCATAAGCAATCATAACCACATGAAATCTCACGTTTCATTTTGTTTAATACTTCCTCTTTGAGCAGAAGATCCATAATATATAAATCACCCACTAAAAAATCACCGTCACGTCTGACATCTTGAATATGACCTTTTTCAGCCATAGAGACAGTATCAATCGTAAGATTTTCATGTGGATGAGTATTAGTTACAGGTTTTCCCTCAAATGAAGATACTGTTTTTTTATTAAAAACTTCTTCAGGACTACGGAAAACTTTACAAGGTCCTGATTCTTGAAATATCGCCGGAAGTTCATGGCCTTGATATTCCATCCAGCCGATTCTACCCACAGGTACGTTTTTACAAATTATATATCCTTCGGGAGTTTCAATAATATTTTCTGATATTTTGTCGCCGTAGTAACTTCGAGCCAAATCATCACCTCCTTTCAGGCATAAAAAATAGCGCATCTTTGCGCTTTAAGATGGCCAAATATATCCAGCTCTATAATTTTGTAAAATTTGTGCACTAGTAAGAGCGATATTATAAACACGAAAAGAATATACATTTGCTGCAATAGTACCATAGGAACTATCCCATGGAGATGCATTTATATAATATTGTTTATAACCACTCTGGGTTGCAGTGTAAGTATCAGTATGATTCGCTGTAATTTGTGTGCCATTAATATAAAGATCACAAGTTGAATTATTATTAATTCGAATAATAAAATGGTTGATAGTGCTCCATGTTCCACTAACAGTATATTCTGTGTGATATCCTACTCCAATAACAAATAATCCTACTGTAAATGAACTGGAAGTTAAAGTAAATCCAAATCCACCTTCTGTATATTCAGATGTATTTGGTAAAAAGCCAGCAGCAGCAGAAGCATTTGAACATGAACACCAAATATCATAAGTTAATGGTGCAGTATAAGGCATAGTTCCGCCGGCTAATGTTAAATAATTAGTATTATTCGCTGCCATAGCAAGATAATAAGCAGCACCAGCAGATGCCCATCCACTTGATGTTGTATAACTAAATCCAGTAAGCGGGAAATTATTATTATTACCGCTTAAATCATACCAAGTTCCTTTATTAACTCCAATATTTGAATTTGGCGTATTTCCTGTAGCCCTTGCAGCTTCTAAATCTAACACTAAGCCAGCTACGGAATGTTGGGAATGAGATCCTGCACCAACATAATTAAGAGTCTTCTTTTTTCTTACTCCATCAGGTAAAATCAACATAATATCACCTAATCCAACAAATAGCCTTTGACTATTATTTCAATAACTTCGCTAGCTATTGGCGTGTAAGCTGCTTGTACAATTATTGCAGGATATAAATCCCCACTAGCATCTAATACAGCATTTCGCACCATTTCATCTTTACGAAGCATATAAGCATTAGACGCTTGACTAACAATATTATTAATACTATCTAATGTTACAGCGCAATTGCTTGCCAATACAGACAACGTAGGATTCCATGCTGTATAATCAGTAACGGTTTGAGATGAAGGATTATTAACATTCATCAAATGCACATTAAATCCGGGAACTGTTCCACTTCCATTGGTTGATATAAAAACAATACTATTGATTTGTACTCTACGACTGGCATATGATCCACCAAATGACAACGTAGGCAATGTAGTTGCAGCACTTGCATTTACAATCTCATTGGCAACATATGCAGGAGTACTTGCTGATCTTGTTATCGATACACTTACTTCAAATTCAGTAACATTCATAGGAACTTGGTTCGTTGCAGTTACGGCAGCACTCGCAACATCAATATTAGCTGTAACTGTACCTGACACGGGTTGAGTTGTCGGGAAATTCAGAACCTCTACAACCGGTGTTGCTGAAAAGTTAGTAACATAAACTGCATTTGATGTTCCTGGAGTAGATTGATCAATGTAAACCATTTGATCTAATGGAAAATTTAATACTGTTACAACTGGTGTAGATGGGAAATTGCTAACAGTAACTGTTCCACTTATCGATTGAGTCAATGGGAAATTCAAAACTTCAACAACTGGTGTCGCTGGAAAATTATTTACATATACGCCATTAGTTGTTCCCGGAGTGGATTGATCAATATCAATTACTCCAATAATTGCTGATCCAGCTGATAAATTAACAGTTCCTCCAATAGTTTGTGTTGATGGAAAATTATTTACATTTACTGAGCCTGTAATCCCAACAGATCCAGTAATACCCACGTTACCACTAATTGGTTGAGTTGTCGGAAAATTATTTACTGCCACTGTTCCAGATACATTTTGCGTAGTTGGAAAATTATCAACTGTTACTATCGGCGTTGATGGAAAATTTAATACTGTTACAACTGGAGTTGCTGGAAAATTACTTATATCTACTGTTCCTGACACAGGTTGAGTTGCCGGGAAATTTGATACTGCTATTGTACCTGATACTGGTTGAGTAGCAGGAAAATTATTAACTGCTACTGTTCCGCTTACAGGTTGAGTATCAGGGAAATTAATAACTTCCACTACTGGAGTAGCTGAAAGATTAGTTACATAAACAGCATTACTCGTTTGAGGCGTTGCTTGACTAATAGAAACAATACTTGGAATACCACCAGAAATAGAAACAGTTCCTGAAACCGGTTGGACTGCTGGAAAGTTTAAAACTTCAACTACCGGAGTAGCTGGAAAATTGTTCACCGATACTGTTTGAACGGAAGGGAAATTTTCGACGATTACTACAGGAGTTGCAGGAAAGTTACTAACAGCAACAGTCCCACTAACAGGTTGAGTAGTAGGGAAATTAATAACTTCAACAACAGGAGTCGCCGGGAAATTAGTCACATAAACAGCGTCCGTTGTACCTGGAGTAGCTTGACTAATGGCAACTGTACCACTAACGGCCTGCACAGTTGGGAAATTAAGCACTGTTACATTCGTACCTGCAGAAGAAGATGCAATATCTCCAGCTGGAGGAGGTGAAATATAGGTTTCCTGCGTAACATTACGCCAAGTTGTACTTAAATAAACTACTGTTGCTGTATTACTATAAACATCAATTTTTGTAATTATATCACCGGTATTATATTGTGGTTTTGTTGCTATGGCTAAATAATTTGTTGTTAATAGAGTATATGTTGTTATTATTATCGATCCACCGGCAGTATTTGTTTCGATAGCTTCTAATACTGCAACCATATCTACAGGAGTACTGCCTGCATTTAACCATTCCCCAGTCAGTGGGGGGAAATTTTCAATGTTATATTCGCCCATTTATAACCCCCCTTTATTCCTCATACCATGTATAGCGAGCTGCAAAATATCCAGAAAAAACATTCGTCCCATTTACATCAGGCGTATAAAGAAATGCATAAGTAGTATTAAGTTTTAAAATCAATTCATAGGTTGGATCATAGGTAAGTCCCAAACTAGTACTTGCGCCCGAAGGGATTATAATAGTTCCTGTAGGTTTACCGCCTATTGGGGTAGATGCAGATGGATAAAATAAATTACTTGATATATTACTGGAATTTAAATTCAAATTTACAGGATTTGCTGGACTTCCTAATGTTATAGATGCAGGCGATATCAATAATTCTGAAGTTATTGATGCAAGACTTATAAAAGTACCTGTATTAGTATATATATTGGTTTCATTGAAATAAACTCTAGGTTTTAAATGAGTAATTTTATTACCTGTTAAAAATCCTACAACAGCAACATAGTTATAATATAAAAGATTACTAACAGTAACATTAAAAATATATTCATATACTGTTCCTTCATTAGTCTTAACAATATTCATATCTATAGTCGGTATAAATACATCAGTGCCATTGACTTTCAACAACAATTGATTACTCTGACTATCTGTTATTGATACTGCATTGCTAATCCCTGGGGTTGATTGACTAATAACAAGATTAAACCCGGTTGTCATGTCAATCGGCGTACTTTCCGCATTTAACCATATCCCCGAAATCGGGGGGAAATTTTCAATATTGTATTCGCCCATAAAAAAACCCCCTTACGAGGATGTTACTTCATACCAAGCGATTCGGTACGCCAATGATCCGGTTATATCACTACTATTAAAATTTTGATAACTAAATACATATTGAGTATTTGGAGCTAATACTAATTCATAATCAGAAATATATGAATTTCCTATGCTTGTCGAATTACCCGGAGGAATAATTATTGTACTTAATGTTGTTCCTCCTACAACTACAGTTGTTGAAGGATATACATTTGTTAAGGGAGTCGATGCAATAACTCTATTTAAATTATAAGGAGATGCAGCTGCTCCTAAAGTAACTACTGATGGATCTTCTACTAAAGTCCCTGCAATTGACACAGCAACAGGCGTTGAAGAAAGTGTCGTCACTGCACTATAATAAATTCTAGGTTTTAAATGGGCTTGTTTTGATCCGGTAACAAATCCAGTTAATGCAATATTTCCGCCAGGGGACACATTTGTTATAGTAATGTTATTACCATATTCAAACATCCATCCATCATGAATCATTATATGTGTGTCATCAATTCCAGGCGAAAGCACTTCAGGTCCATCGACTTCAAGTGTTAAATGTTGACCATTTGCATCAGTTAAAACAATACCATTTGTGGTTATAGGTGTTGTTTGACTAATGGATATAGATTGAGTTATAGGGAAATTAAGAACTTCTACAGTAGGCGTAGAAGTAAAATCAGTCACATATACAGCATTGGTCGTTCCAGGTGTAGCTTGACTAATAGAAACTATTTGCGTTGCAGGAAAGTTAAGCACTTCTACGACAGGGGTTGCAGGGAAATTACTAACAGTTACTGAACCTGATATCGTTTGACTTGTTGGAAAATTTAAAACTTCGACAACAGGAGTTGAAGGTATATTCGTTACATATACTGCGTTAGTTACTGTTGGTGTTGCTTGGCTAATACTAACTGAACCAATATTATTATTGGATGATAAAATCGTTACTGCTCCAACGTTAAAATCTGGATGACCCATTTAATAACCCCCTTAAATAACGCATGGAGTAAATACGAAAGTTGCATTACAAGTACCGGAAAGCGTTGGTACAAATTTAATCCATTTTGATCTAATTCCCGATATTTCAACAGAATTTGGTGTACTAGCTACAATCGGAAGAATAATATCAGGATATAAAACTGGAGTTGATTGAGATATTGGACCTGTATACATGAGATGATATGGCTCTGTTCCAGTTTCAGAACTATAAACAGCAATTGAAAATTGACCCGAACCACTATTAACAGTTACATCCAAACTTCCTCCAGTAAAACCAACCATTTCAACTGCAGTTGAATTTGCTTCTGTAACGCTCGCGGAAATGGCACCACCAAATAGTGTTATTGCTGGACCTTTTTGAATAGGAAAATTATTAACATTTAAATCAGCCATTGTGATTAATCACTCCTTATATTTTTAAATAAAATTAACACCCGTATTTGCTACTAAGATCCTGCACCCTGCGCGTTAAATCACTTAAAGCATCTTTTGATCTGGATTTACCTGCTTTACTGTAAGCAATAGCGGCCGCTTGTTTGGGATCTTTACCTGACCTAATTTCTGTCGCTATATTTTCACCAATAACTTTCTGACTTGATCCCGATTTAAGTGGCATATTATCACTCCTTCACCATTTTATGTATCGGTCTTGAGTCCAAATTCACAATCATTCGGTATCCTTTGACCTTAGCTTGCCTACACCAGAAAATATCCTCACCTTGTCGATCTGGTCCATATCGAATACCATCTTCAATCGCTTTTCGAGGTATCATATAACAGGCACCTATTACACCGGCATTATACAATCCTTTTGGTGCATACCCTTGCGGATGAACAAATACATTCCCATATTCCACCATAAAATTACAGGCTGTTCGTCCGTCAATTTTTTGGTTTGGCAGGTTGCAAACTGCAGCCCCGACAATCGTCTTTGAATCTGCATAAGGAAGTAACTCATTAATTATATTTGCATGTACAATAATATCCGAATCGATTGATAACAAATAATCCCCTTTAGTATCAAGAAACAATTCTAAAAATCGATTTCTGACATTGGCTAAATGAGCATATTCATTCTTGCCATATTCAGTTCGTTCGCTGCCAGGAGTTGTTGACGGCCAAGCACTATATAAATTATATATAGATGCCGATTTATGATTGCGAAGTTGTATTAATGTGTCATCAGTTGAATCATTTTCATACATTAAGTATTCTTTGTTGTGATAATCAATAGCTTCTAGAGCTTTTAAGTATTCCGGCAAAATCCAGCCTCTATTCTTGATTGGGCAACCGATTACAATTCTCGACATATGCTATCTCCTGATTTAACCATTGGTTGCATTTAACCCACATGTAATCTTGTGATTGCCCAATGGTAATATTATGATCCCGTATATCAGTTGTTAAATAAGCAAGTCCAAATCCACCATATAACTGAGGATAAAATAAATCACCTGTCACAAAATCTTTTTCTACAAGATGAACGAAAGGATTGCTATTCCAATTTGCATGATCTATAGCTAATCTTGTTTCTGGATGCCAAGAATCATGCATTATAAGAATAGTATCTTTTAATGGTTTATATGCAAGAAAATTGTTAATATCGCGTAAAACGGCGTAATAGCTATGATCTGCATCAATAAGAACAAAACTAATATCATTATCTTTTAATTCATTTATAAGCCAAGGTAATTTTTCAGCAGAATCACCTGTTATCCATTCAACATTGTTATAATTGTTTTTATTTGCAATATTATTGTGATTTATGTCAATGGAATAAACTTTATTAAAATTTTCTGCCAGATAACGAGTTGAACCACCACAATAACTGCCGACTTCAATTGCAATACTATTTTTTCGTATTTTATCCAATAGATATAAAAAGCTCGTGCGTTCTGCACGAGACATTTGCCAACAAATACTGTCATCAAATATTCTTTTAATCAAACTAATTGCCTCCCTGTAGTATCCCTTCCCATCCAAGATCCAATAAAATGATGTATTGCATATGTATCTTCTGTCATTATTGGTTTAAATTGCGGATGATCAAATCCTCCAAAATATGTAATTGGAAATATAACAACTCCATCTTTCAAATATGTAAATCCGTAATTCTGTCGTTCTATAAAAGGCTTTGATAATGCTGTAATAATACGAGTATTAGGTACAAGATAATCAAGATCAAACTTTGCAGTTTCATAATATTTAAATAAAAGTTTAATCCAAGGATGATCAGGTTCAGCTCCTATTACGGCGGAAAGAAATAATTCATCTGTTTCATGAGATGTAAAAGCTCTATATTGTAGAAATCTATCAAAAGATTTTATTATTTGTACATCAGTATCTAGATAAATACCTCCATATTTTTCCAAACACCATAGCCTAATATAATCAGTAACATAAGCCCATTTTTTTGATCTATAAGCATCTTTTACATAATTACAACAATTTATGTCAAAATTATCTTCAGTCCATTCGATAATTTCATAATCTGGCATAAATTGATGCCAAGATGCAATACATTTTTTAAAAAATTCCGGTTTTTCACTTTTCCCCAGCCAACAATAATGTATTATTTTTGGAATTGACATATTCATATTCCCACTTTCTCCAAATAGTATGCATTTGTGATTGTATCCCGCACCATCCTTTTTCTGCTAAATGTCCAGCATAATGGGCAATTTTTATTTGATCAACTGGTGGAATACCTGTGGACATTGATGAATTATATATATTACTAGCAAGTTTTATATTACATGTTCTGTTCATTATGTCTTGATCGTAACAGCTTGTTGGTTGTGTATTTATTAACTTTATCCAAGTATCCGATAAATTTTTCTCTCTAATCTGATCTAGATTCATTAATAAAACACCAGCATTTATGTAAAGATCCCCATGTTTTTTCCCTATGGATTGAAGCTGAATATCTAATATACCTATATCCCTAACTCCAACAATATCTATATTTTTAATATCTTGATGATAAAACTCAGAAAGATCACCATTGACAATAGTATCCGCATCCAAATATAAAATTCGATCTTCTGGAATGACCTTAGGTATTAATAACCTATATAAAGTATAACGAGTAAATCGGCCTATATTTGATGGTGTTCGTATTGTGTCATTATATAAGGCTTCTAGATCCAAAAAAATGACTTCAATACCATATTTAAAATAAAGGTCAGAGCAGAAATCCGAATTAGGTTCACCAGCTGCATCTGATATTAAATAAATATTTGTCACATCTGAATTTGTTTTAATAAGTGCGAAGATTTCAATATAAATGTACTTTAGCCAATCAGGACTATAAATAATACAAATATTCATAATCTCTACCTCAAATTAATTTTATTTTTGATATATCTCTTTCATACAATGTTCCTGCAAGCCATGTACCAGCAAAGTGATGAATTGAATAGGTATCTTCTGTTACAATTGGTTTAAACTGTTGATGATCATAGCCTGCAAAATATGTAATGGGGAATATTACAACGCCATCTTTTAAATATGTAAATCCATAGTTTTGTCTTTCAATAAACGGTCTTGAAAGAGCAGTTACTATACGAGTATTAGGAATTAATCGATATGGATCAAAAACGGCATTTTCATAATATCTCATGATGTATTGAATCCAAGGATGTCCTGGTTCTGATCCCATAACTGCTGCTAATGTTAATTCATTTGTTTCTGAACCAGTGAAAGCTCGATATTGTAGAAACCTGTCTAATGGTTTGATTATTTGGACATCAGCATCAATATAAATTCCACCGCATTGTTCAATAACTTTCAATCTAGCAACATCGGTAACATACGCCCATTTCTTAGTTTCATATGCTTTTTTAACGTAAGGACAACAATTTACATCAAAATTTGTTTCGTTCCATTCAATTATTTCGAATTCTGGCATAAAATTACGCCAAGATTCAATACATTTTAATATTAAATCTGGTTTTTTGTTCCCTCCGAACCAACAATAATGTAATTTTTTTGGAATTGACATAATAACCTCTTATTCGTGTTTATTTATATTGATCGCCCATATCAAACCAATAATAACTCCGCAAATCAATCCAATAACAAAATCACTGTTCATGATATTAATCTCTCAAAATCTTTTCTGTTAATCCATGAAATTTTTCCATTGCTATAGATCTTATGTGGCCATTTCACATAATCTGGATCGACTAAAGGCTCCGCATAACACCTGCAATTAAATATCTCACCAGCCTGATAATGTCCATATTGATATTTTTTACGTGCCAACTGTTCAGGACTTGGGGGATCTGTCCATTTTATTAACACACCGTCCATATTTCGATGGGATTGCCTGACACGTCCGTCCTCTGAAGTTCGCCAAACATACCATCTTAATCCTAGCTCATAACTTTGTGCCCGTGTTAGGGCTGTGCTGGCCTTAGACACTTCAGTCCGAGCAATCAAGTTCGCCCTGGACTTAGTAATATTCGGCATCCATACTTTGAGATCGTCAACAATATCTTCGGCCCTACGACCTTTGAGAGCTTCTTGCTGAATATGATGCGTCATCTTTATCGAAATATCAATTGGAGTGCTGCGGATCAGTGAAGCGTTGTAATCGATCTGTGCTCGAATCAAATTCCCCATTGGTCCCTGCATCTGCAACTTAAGTGCCTGGTAAATGTCCCGGCCCCTGGTGCTGATGCTGGCGGCCTGTCGCCAGTTACGTGCGTTGTCCACGCGAGTCGCTGTTATCATACGGCCTGCAATCCGCATTGATAGATTATAGAACAGCTCAGAATGAATAAACTCCTCGATCTGTCGTGCCGGTTCGAGAAAATCGAACTGTCGGAATACACGGTCGAGGAGTTTTTTGATTTGCCGGGAATATTCAGATTCGATTCGGAGGATAGGATGCCAGTCGCGGTATTTCATTTAATCACCTGCATTATTGCAACTTTGATTCTATTTCCTTTTGGAGTCTTTTATTAAGATTTTCATATATTTCAAACAGATTTTTAAATGTTTTCTGGTTTTGTCTATGTGCATATACCATTACGCACATACATGTTAACCACATACAACTTGTAAATAAATTTAGATAAAATGATAATTCAGTCAAAATTCCACCTCTTTTCTGTTGTTTCTAATAATGTTGAATAATCACAGAATATAAATATATCATCATGAATTACAATTCCGCCACGACTTAATCCTTTTATAATCATCTCATTGACTTCATCATCTGTGTATCCTGATTCCTGATTCATTTCAGATATCGTTTTCATTTAATCCTCCTGCATATCTGCCAATTCAGGAACCGCAGTTTCTTCAATAATAAAAGATTTGAAAAGATTATCTTTTTTCAATTCACCTGGTTTAATATTTATAAATAGAGATTGTATTTTATCTGGTTCTAATGGTGATGTCATTACTCTATAATATCTTTCTTCATTAAAAACTACTTCATTAATACCATCTGCTATTTTAAGCATTGTAATATTGCTTTGACATCCATTTGTTGTCGCCATTATTTCTGTAATACCACTGTAACATTTCATTTTTATTCCACTTCCTCGATTGTAATCCTTACTCGTTTACCATCTTCGGGAGCTTTCAAATATATCATTAACAATGCATTTTCAATCTTTGGCATTGCAGAGCAATATATGGTATCATCTACAGAAATTATTTCTCCTTCAATCACTTTTTTAAATCCTGCAGTCATGGTATCACCTCCAGGATTATTGTCTGTGAATGGCTTAACCCGCCTTTCCATTCTTGTCGATCCCCATCCGACATATGGACCGACTTCCCACGCCGTTTATTTGGCCTGTCTCATCTTCAGCAAGCCCGTTTCTATTCTTGGAGCCATCCCGCCACCTGCTGCCGGGAACTGTCGGTTCCACAATCCATCAGCAATCTTATTCAATCTATCGTCATACATCGCAAGTCGCTTCGTCAATGAATTTCCTTCTGATGTTCTGGTTGGCAGTGAAAACTCTGTTGGCTCATTCAAACTTTGATCAATAGGTGGTTTTTCGCCTTCTCGCGCAATATTTCCTCTTTTTTTCATAAATCCTATATTGCCCGGATATTGATCCTGTTTTTGTCCTGATATTGAAAAATTTTCATGTTGCTCTTGGTATTGGTCCTGTTGTGGTTTCATCTGTTGCCGGAAGGTTGGCAGATGTTCACCTGGCATACCTCCAGCGCCGGGCATACCGCCCATCTCATCCACTTGCTGCAAATTATTATCTGCTGCTTCGATGTCCTCATCCGTGATGCTAGTAAACATGTTTGTGGTGAACGACAGTTCATGCAACTCTGACAAAGCCATCCGCTGAGTAATAACACCAGTTGTATAAGCAGCGAGGATGGATTGCGATTTTTTGCCGACAATATCCGCTTCGCGCTCTTCGGTTGGCGATTGGACTGGGTTGAATTTGAAATCAAGATCATCCGGCACATAGCCGAATTCAGACATGAACATGATGGGTAATAACTTATTTAACTTAGGCCGAAGTACTGTTTCTTGTTGCAAGGCAATCATATCGTAATAATTTTGCAAATCGCTCTCGCCAGTTGAATTCATACCTGCGGGGGACCTACCAAATAATTTTGTAACTGGTATATCCGAAGCTCCAGCAATATCCAGCATGAAACTCTCATAGATACTATCCAGACCTGAAAAACTGTACTGTAATGCTGATACTTCTTCCTCTTTGCCAATCATCATCATACCGTTGTTGTTCCGCATCTGGTTCGCAGCTGACTTGGCATTGTAAAACTGCTGCTGAATCATAGGATCATTAAGGGCTAGGAGCTGTTCTAAGCCTTCTATTTTATTAACAAGAATATTTGCTTGGAAGACCAGCGAAGCTATATTCCATGAGGTATTATCACGTTTAACCAATTCATCGTATACGTGCTCCACTTCGCTAGCTCCCCAGTGCACCTCCGCAAGGTCTTCCCAAAAAGGCAGTTTTCTCCCAATACATCTCAAAATTCGACTATGATGTACACGGGTCAATAATCGTTCAGTGCCAATATCGCGTATTTCATACGTATCCGGCAAACCAAACTCTGGATCATTAATGTCTGCTACTAAAGTAATATCAGGAAAAACTCCCGACCATCTATCTACGGGCATCAATCCTTTAAAAGCATGAGGCATTATTGTATCTAGATCAAGTGATTCATCTAATATTTCTTCATGACCTTCGATCATGATAACAACGGCAGCGCCTCCATATAAGCGACCCCATTGCAAACCTTCTAATAATTTTTCTTTAACGAGTGTTCTTTGAGTTAATTTATTGATCCGATCTATTGCTTGTGGTGCTAGTTCGGCGGTAACATCAATCCAATTTTTCACCATATCTTCGGGAATCATATTGATAATTTTCTTAATAATCCAGTGAGAACGATAGAGGCTGTTCATTAAATTGTAATCTCTACTGAGTCTGCTGAGCGGATAATCGGTCATTTGTAAAAGAGAAGGAGTATTAATTCCAGTTCTTGCAAGTGCATTTTGAAAGGCATCAAATACATTATATTGGCGTGTTTGTTGAGGTTCTTGTATTATTTTTTTATTATTGCGTTTGATCTTTCCCAATATTCTCACGCTCCCGACGTTTAGCCCAGACTTCCTTCATAGCTATACTCATTTTTATTTTAACTTCTTCAGAAAGTTGTTTACCTTTATTTATACTTGGTCTTCCTTTTGATTTTGCGCTCATTTTAGCTTTTGTTTCTTCCGAATGTTTTTTCCCAATTCTATTTTTATTCATATTTAATCTTGCTTCTTCTGAAATCTTTATTCCTGTTCTCGATTTACTCAATTTTTTACGACTTTCTTCTGACCACTTTTTACCAAATTTAGGATGGTTCTCACCTGTAAAATCCTTATGATTGTCTTTCATTTTTTGTTTTTCTTCTTCAGTATGCTTTCTGCCAAAGGTTGCACTCTCTGATCCACATCTACCATACATAGAATTTAATTCACCAACAAATCGACCTTTAAAATATTCACTTATTTTTATTTTAGTTTGTTCTGAACGTTTTTTACCGGTTTGAGCAATACTAATTTTTTGTCTTACTAATGGATGACATACAGGATTAGCATCTCCGCCAGAAGTAATATTATATCCTTTAGGTGCTATACAATTAAAAAATTTAATCCAGAATTGCTCTTTGTTATTTAAATCATCTCGATCTTCTCCATGATCAATAACTTTCATATTAAAATTATTGATTCCATATTTACGTAATGCATTTTGGAATATAGTTGATTGATTAACAGTTCGACATAAATGCTCCTTGATTCGTTGTTCCAATGTTTTAGTCGTCTGTCCCACGTAAACCTTACCATTCAACCTGTTTGTCACTTTATAAACTATCACGATTTACCTCCTAAAATAGAAGGGGCGGGTAATTATCCCGCAAAGCTTCGTGATAAATAAAAAACGCTCATTATTGAGCGCTTTTATTTTTATATTTAATTGTGGCAATACTTTACAAATAAAATATTTATGGTTTATATGGTCATATTGGTCATTTTAGGATATAATAATATTAGAAATATTTTTAAGGAGTGTTTTTATATGCAAACATATTCAATTTCAATGGCTAAAGCGCGACTACCAGAATTACGCCGCGCGGCCCTTATAGGTGAAGAATTCCTTGTAAAAAATGATAAAGAAAACCAATCCGACTATATTTCTATTATTGCTACACAAGTACTCGATGAAGTTCTTTCCGCGCTCAAATTTACCCATGAATGGGTAAAAGAAGAAGGCGACGAGGTTTGGACTCTCATAGTCCCTGAAATCGACATCTTCGGTATTGGCGAAACCAAAGAAGAAGCGATTAAATCACTTAGTAGTACAGCCTCCGAATATGCTGACTTGTTTTTTAAAAACTTGCCTATGTATATGTCTGATGCTGTAAATCGTCGCCAGCACTACGGTTATCTTCGCCGCATTGTTCGTTGTGAAGGGGATGAGATAAAGATCAGAGAGGTGCTGGGATTCTAATGGTTGCTTCTTTTTCATTCACGTTTGGCGATATTATAATCATCTGTAAACGGCTTGGAATGCATCAATTAAGCAAGGATTCAAAGACTTGGAATGGAATAGGCCACGATGGTATTTTTCGTCAAACATATATCCATAGCCACGGTGCTGGAGTTATGGTGGCTACTGGAACAGCGCGACAGATTGCAAAACAACTGTGCTTTCAAGATTTAAAAGATATGCATAGTTTTATGTTAGATAAAAAACGCAAATATTAACTCAATAAACATAAGGAGTTGATTAAATGAGCACAACAATACATGTAAATGATGATCTATATAAACAGGCAATGGCCGAATCCCAAAATCCATCTGAACGAATTCAATACTGGGCAAAACTTGGTAAAACTGCTCTAGATAATCCTGATTTGCCGATTGAATTTATTAAATTGATTTTGGAATCAAAAGATCTACCCACTGAACTGTTTGAATTTCATAATACAGAAAAAGAAACTGCCAATGCTGATTATCTTGATATGATTGATAAATCTATGAATGAATTGAAAAAAGGTGGATTTTCATTTTAAAATTCTCTGGCCTCATTATTATAAAAATTTTGATATATCATATTGGCGTTACCGGCACCGGAGTTACTGATATCAAACTATCTCCAACCCTGAAACTGATCAAATTGGAATTATATACCCCTGTTGGAAACAGAACCTGCATCTCCAGTATGTATGTACCCACAATCGGAAAATCGCCAGCAACCGTAGTATAAGAAACATAATCATGCCATCCGGGAGTACTGGCCAGCACTATAGTTCCTGTATGAAAATCCACCGTCTCTCCATCAGGGAACTCCACTATCAAAGTTGCAGCTGTCGCCGTCGATAAATCGATATGCGTTTCCCCATCAGTTTCATATATATACGAATTTATAGTCGTTCCAGACCCGCCAACGATTAAATCCAGCAAATTAATTTCCCTCCCATCCCTGTCTATGGCGTATAGAAACCATCTTTAAACGAATGATCAGGGCTATTCTAAACCGCAATTCAATGATATTCACGTTTTATCACCTGCAATCATATTTATACACGGGAGGGATAAACATGGATCGATTCATTATGGACGACCAAGCAGCAGACGAACCTATTTATATGATAATGGATAACGGCAGAGTTGTTATTGTATCGAATCCGAATTAATCACACGTCAAGGGTTGTCCCGTCAGGGGACATTTTTTTTATACCCGTTTCACAATCGTCTTACAAAAATACCGCAGCCCATTTAACGCACTACAGATTCCGACAGGTTCTTCCTTCCCGCGAGCATCCCAAACATATCCGGCAAATTCAGCTATTAAATTCGGGCAACGGTCCTTGTTGATTTTCAGACGATTTATTTTCAGCAATGTGGCAGTCAAACGTATGCCATCCAGTAAATTGTCTTCGGCTTCGCGCATAGGAAAACCCGCACGGCGACTGAGGATTTTTAAGGACTGGATCTCAGGCGATATCAGAATTCCACCAAAAGAATATCGTTTATTTTTTATAAACTGGCGAATATCTTCAATATATTCATTATCTGTCTTTGATCGATTCCAGCGCCGAGGTTCCCAATAATATTCGTTATCGACATAATAAAATCCATTCTGCTCAATGATCTCTAATATACAGAATGGAGTTGTAGTCCCATAACCTATAGAAAAATATCGGTGATACCAATTGCCGATAATATCAGGCCCTTCACCATCAGCATATAAACTATCTTGGGTATTATCGTATACGTATGGAGAATATATCACTTTAAGTCGAAATAACGCCTGCGACATGCAGTCTACCTGATCATCATTTTTCCCCGAAGGGAACGCCGAACACTCATCTATAAACTCATCGCCTAACCCGTTTTCCGGCACATACACATTTCCGGCCTCAATATCCGGCAATACCGACGAAACACGAGCAACTTTCCCGCCTTGAGGGTTAACGGCAATCAATCCAGGGATCTCTCCGCTTAACATCTGGATCACCGCCGGACCGTTGGCCTTATCTTCAATCAACTTCGCATAACCCATCGGCCACTTCGCCGACATCATGCGGATGGCCGTCATGGTGGCCGGAGTATCCATCTTGGCCCTGATCTGGTCCAGCAGATACTTATTAGCCCCAATCCGGCCCCACACTTGACCGACGACATAATCGGAGGTCTGCAAGTCTTTAAATGCACAGTCCCAAGACTGAATGACTTCGTCAAATGCAGCAGGTGGCTCTTTATAACGTTTCCACCACTCGCGCTTAATCATATTGCCACCGGCAGGAGTCGGGTTCTGCTGATACAGTGCAGTCCAATCGTAACTCCCGATGGTGGCCTTGATCTTATCCAGCACATCCCGGTTATACTTCCCCGGCCATAATGCGTCACCTGGCTTGCGGGGATCGTTCCCGCTTGGAGTTTCCAGCACCGCCGGATATTCGATGACTTCCCATTGGTCGGCGCCGGGATCTTCTTTGGCAAGTTTTAAGAGACGGCCTGCCAAGTCATCTTCATGCCAGCGGGTGAGGGTAATTAATATAGCCGCATCTTTTTCCTGGCGCGTGTAGAATGTGCTAGTATACCAATCCCACACACCATCGCGGATAGTCTTAGATTCGGCCTCCTGTCGATTTTTGAGACAATCGTCAATGATGCCATAATGGAACCCCATGCCAGTAATACCAGTGCCGACGCCAGCAGCCCGATAGGAACCAGAATGGCCGACGATTTCGAACATATCGGAGTTACGGATATAGTTGATCTTGGAAGGCTTAGTACCTGCAAGACCGGTGTCCGGGAACAGCGTTATGTATTTTCCTTCATCTATAATACGCTGCACATCACGGTTCATCATACTGGCCAAATCAGAAGAATAAGAGGCTGATATAATAGAAGCTTCTGGAAACCTTCCTAATATATACGCAGGTAAACGTCTGGATACCAGTTCTGACTTTCCATTACGAGGAGGGCAGAAGATCATCAACCGCCGGATCTTGCCTGCAACAAAATCATCCAGCTTACGGCAGATGTTTTTATGGTGCCAGTTCACTTCGTAGGCCGGGAAAGTATAGGTAGTAAAGTCAAGCAAGTTCGAACGGGCTTGGTCCTGTTTTTCGAGTTCCAGCAAGTAGAGCAGTTCGGTTTCTTGTTCAGCGGTCCAAGCCATAATATACCACCTCGGATATCTTGAATTTATACATTGACATTCAAACTTGAACATGGTATAATTAGTTCAAGATAAAGAGAGGGGTTAACGAACATGAAAAACTGGAAAGACGAAATCGACCAAGCAGTAGAAAAAATGGTAGCTCAAATGGTACAAGCTAACTTCTCGCAAGAAAAACTCGACATGAATAAAAACCTACTCAGTACAGTAGCCGATGGCTTAAAACAAGACCTCGATAAATATACCGCATCCGATCTAATGTTTTGGGGATGCAAAGATGCAAAAACTTATGTGACCGGAATATACGGAATGGCTGGCAAATTTGCAGATCAAGGCAGCATGAAACACAAAATCGCAAGCAGTATTGCACAATTAATGTAAGGAGATAGAGAAAAATGAAACGACTTGGGAAACTAAAAGGATATCGAATCAAAAATATATGGCAATATTACTTATATCTACATAAAACAGGGAGATCACAATGAAATCATACGATAGCCAAAACAATGCTGATTACGCCACATGGGGTGGCTCTCGACCTGGATCAGGACCTAAACCAACAGGGCGTAAATCAAAACCAATTTACGTAACAGAAGAGGAACTCATCGCAGTTAAGGCGTATATTAAACAAATGAGGAGTGGTAAAAATGACTGAGATGGAATTATTGCAACAGATATTATCAAGGTTGGGTTCTATAGAAAGCAAGATGGATACTTTAGCAACCAAGGACGATCTTAAAAACGCCGTAGAAGACCTTAGAACCGCCATAGATATAGTTCGTGAAGATGTACAAGCACACAGCGAAATTCTAGGCAGACACGAAACTAGACTTTCAGTGTTGAACCAAAAAATTAGAGCCAAATGATATATGATAAAAACAGCCCTTTCGGGGGTTGTTTTTTATGTAATATCATTCTTACCAAAATCAAGCTTTAATTGTCCATAGAGTTCAGCTTGATGCATACTCAATTTTTTTCTAGTTTTTGTACGAGAATCAATGCTTGATTCTTGACGGCGAAGTAATTTATTAACCTTTTCAACATCTGTTGTTTTTGAAATTATACAAATTTCTTCTGGATTTAGAGAGAATGCATCACGTATCCCTCTATTATCTTTAACTTTAATTAAAGTGTAATTTGTTTTTTGATTTATATGTTGGATCTGAAACGTTTCATAACTTGGCATAGAAATGCAATCTGCTATACGTTTATTGATAATTTTTTTATCTGTTATATTTTCTTCTTTGATCCAATCAGCAATAACCTGATATTTAGATTTTTCTTTTGCCATTTATTTCACCACCTTAAATCTTCTAGCCTTGGATAGTTCAGTCTTAATGATCTGCAAATTAGAAATGCATTGGTTAATCCTGTAATTAAAACCATCAATATCGCCAAGCCCTTCCTGCGCAACTTCTAACCAGCATTGAACTCCTTCTTGGATATTGTCCATTTCAAGGCTAGAAAATTCCCAAGTAAATTTATTTAATTTTTTGGCCCAAGCATATTGATAGTCTATTTGACGTTCACCAGTTTTTATCCGTTCATTCATTGCCTCACGTTCTTGAGCTGTCATATTGTACTCTTTCTCAAATCTTTGTTGGTTAATTCCTTCCATAAGAAAAGAAGTTTTCCCATCTTCAAGACGTTTAAATGCTTCAGTTTGCTCATCCAGAGTTGTTTTACTAGCGACAGCATGTGCTACCATAAGAGGTATTTTATTATCTGCAACAGCCTGCACAATCTCTGGAATAGCATCTTTAATCACTTCTTTAGCATCTTCGATTTTTTCTTCAGTTGGTTCGAAGATGGTAATTGGCTTGCGTTCGATTTGACGAGGACGTTCACGCCCCAGAGTATCAGTTACTTTAGAGACATGGGGAATTTCCCCATGTGATTCCAATTTTTCTCTTATAACTCCTACTGTCTTATGATCTACGCCAATAATCATAGCAATCTGCCTGTCACTCTTCTCAGGCGTTTCTATCAACTGCTGTCGAATCAATTCTCCACGTTGATCCTGATTCAAGTGCCTACGATTCACATTGACCGTCCTAGCGTAATCACGCTTCTGCTGCTCGGACATTCCGACTTTGACGATTTTTGGCCAATCCTTAATGCCCAGTTCTTCGCAGGCTTGCACTCGATGATGGCCGTCTAAAATTTCACCATTCTCATCATACTCAACAGCCACTAAAACGCCGTTCATTGATATGCTGTTTTTCAACTCCGTGAACTCCTGGGCGGTTAACTCTGGCATGACTTGGTGTTTTGGTGTCATAGTTTCCTCCTCCTAAGCCAATAAAAAATAGCCCCTTTAAAGGGGCTTTATATCCATATTATTCAAATTTGTAGTATACACAGTGGACATTAGCAGTATAACCATCATATGACCACAAAACTACAACAACATGCAACTAGACTCAAACCCTTAAGGCTGTAAGGTTCAATGCCATTCCATAATGTTTCTAACTTCGATAACTTTTCTTTTCGTAATTAGAAATATAATGCTTTTAGTCATTATTTGTCGGCGTAATGTCGATCTCCATCATACGTTGTTTTAATAGTTCTTGGATTCTTCGTTCGCGTTCATCAGCTGGAATTTGAACTCTTGTATCTCTAATTTCAATAACTGCATTATCTCTAAATTTATGCGGACGTCCAGCCTTAAGAGTAAACATCAAAAGGTTATCCGATCCAGCAATGGCGCGATTTCTAGCGACTGTTTCCAATGCATCTAAAGCATCATCATTTGCATGTTGAAAACGTTTAGGATATTCAGGATCTTCAATCATCCAATTATAATGCATAGTTCTAGAAATACCTACAGCCTTACAAGCAGTATTAATCACACCACATTCGGCATAAGCAGCTAGGAATGCTTCCTTTTTGTTGTTAACTTTCGTTAAGCTTCCTTCTTTTTTCGCTACTTCTCCCATGTTTCCACCTTCTGACTCTTTAAGCATCCGCCTCCCACCCCTGGCTCAATGATGCTTACATTCCCACATAAAAAACCGTCCATTTAGGACGGCTTATCCAATATCATCATAGCATGTTAAAAGCGTTGTTTGATGTGACACGAAATTATAAACATCCTGTTTTTATTGCTATTCGGATCGTAATATTAAGTATTTCTTCCCACCATTTATACATAGTATGCCGATCTGGATAATTAATTCGACCATATTTACGATAAAACCAATCAGAGTATCGTTGTAATGTTATATCGGTCCATCCCGGCCTGCCTCGATCATTTGTATTATGATAAGCCCATCGTCTAGCATCTAAAAAAGCAAGTTTCTTTTCATTTAGACAACTTTCAGCTTTTTCTATCGTTATAATCCATAAACGTGTTTTTTCTTGATCTGCCAATGAGATACTTTTGATTTCAGTTGGACAACCAATATCTGTTCCTCCTGGCAATCCTGAATAAGTCATCGCGCTTAAATAAGAAAATTCTTGTATTTTGTTTAAATATGCTTGTCTCCTAGCTGGATATTCCAACAACCACTCAGAGGCGATTTTATTCTGGCCTATGTAATCAAGCAAATTAATCGCTCCTTCACCAATTTATCGCCATAATGCATACATTGCTGCACAACCGGTTATATATCCTATAGTGTATTCCCATTTGGATGGTAAAGAACATGCTATAATAGCACCTATTAAACCAATACCAAGAGCATGTAAAAATCCCATTTCTTCACCATCCCATTATCATTTTTACAACTGCCAATGGAATACCGATTGTTGCAGCTATTAACAAACCAGTAACACATATTAAAACAATAAACACAAAAAATGCGCCAAAAGCTGAAAAAACAATCATAGAAATATCTTTGCAAATATCGATAATTAATTCTAATATTTTCATTTGTCACCTCCATACTTGTCCATCAAACAACAGGCAAGAAAAACGAATGCTAGAGTAAGCATAAGCTGTTGAAGTAGTGAAACCATGGAATCATTATCAATCATTATTGGCACCTCGCTTTAATGCTTCAATCCTATTCATTGCCTCCTCTTTCGCCTTACCGCCATCACGGCACTGACTAAAAGGGATTGTATGCATTGCATTATCTGCTGACTTTAATGCCTTTTCAAGCTCTTCAACTCGCTTTTCTGCTTGCTCTCTTCTCTCACGTTCAAGAATAACCTTATCGCGCATATCAACGACTTGTTGTTCTCTCTCTTTAACCTTCTCCCGTTCAACCCTTAATTCATCTTCAAGCTGTTCTGCGCGATCTTTAGCTAACAACGCCCTTTGTTGTTGATTAAAGTTATCACCTCTTAATTGAGTACATTCGCGTATTGTATGATCCACGGCATTGTCTAACATTGTGCTTCGTTCCCGCTCAGTGGCTATGTCTTGCTTAGATGTACATAAGTTTTCCACTAATACATCTATTTTGTTTTCCATTGCTTTAATTTCATTGTTTAATGTTTGTACAAAATTATTAATAGTTGTTAATTTCTCTTCTAGCAATTTGGAAAGTGTATCTGACATATCTAAAACACCTTTGTAATATCCTGCTGAATCTTTCCAGATGCTTGCCCACTTTTGAGAAGTGGCTAGGTCTTGCTGTAGTTTGTCTATATTTGCTTGCTGTGATTCCAGCAGGTCAATTATTTGTTTATTATCTCCGCACCTTGATTTAATCCACTTGATAGCATCCTCAACCTTCATTTATTAGCCTCCCATACCCAATTTTCAAAATCATCACAAGGGTAACATTCTTTATGTCTTCCATGTCTCCGTATACAATTCCAGCAATTCCGCATCTGCTCAATTTGTTTCTGCAACTCCGTATATTTGGCATCGCAATACTCATCAAGAGTCTGTTTTATACCGCTACGCATCATTAATTTGCCAATTATGGATTCTAACCGCTTATTTTCTGCCAGCAATTCGTTATATTTCGGAAATAATTGGTTATAACCATCCTTGATTTCTGTAGTTAATGCCAATTCAGACCACAACCTCTCACACTCAGCAAGCAAAAATTCGATGTCTGCGGGGGCGTTGACGATGAATTGGGCGTTGGAATACCCATTTAAATATTTCTCGATAGTTATCAGTAAGTTTGGCGTTTCCCCAATTCTTGAGCCAGTTTCATTAAATTTTGTTTCTCTATCGTGTATTTGATAGTTTACTAAATGCCATCCCTGTGTGATATTCAGCAACCTCACACGAATCTCGCTATGCCTGTCCATTTTGATCACCTCTTTTAATATTCAATGATCAACATTGTCTATCTCCTTCGCATACATAATCGGCATCACATTATTTTTACAACCGTACATCTTATATTGACATATTCTGCAATGCGTAATTCCGCAACCTTGACCATTTGCTTTACATGACAACCAAACTGCGGAACGAGTTGGAATAATGCATTTGAGACATTGGCATTCAACTTCACTCATAATAATCATCTCCTGGCCGAATTCCATATATTGGAAATAATAGTCGATATTTGTTAAGATTCCAATTCTCCCAACAATCCCACAATCTCATTTTTCCACTTCATCAATACAGCCCGTTCCTTTTCATACTCCTCCATTGATCCCCACCCATGTTTTCCGATTACTGGCCTAATATAATATCCATAATCTGGATTTTTTATCAACACCGCACCTGTGTTCCTGCAATACATCAAAGCAGCTCGTAAATCTTCGGAACCACCCATAACTTCGGAACTGCGCTCGAATAGTTTCAGCCACAAGTCAGAATCCTCTGGCGAATGCTCCGCATAGTTGTCCCACCAGCAAGCGCCTGCAAAGAACTTATAGGGATTGAACTGCTCTTTTTTACTTCGTCGGCCATCCGGTATCATGTCTTTCATATAGCGATGAAGATTTGACCGGCTTGCTCAACTATTTTTAAAATAGGTTGTAATCTTGAATTTTTTTTTGAATATTGTTCGATTTGTTGTTCAGTATTTTTAATCCTAATTTCTCTATCTTTGTAATCTGTCTCATCAAAATTATATTGCACATAACAAGGATTATAATTTAATCCATTTTTGTTCCATTTTTCTTCCCATATACTAATTTGTAGTTTAAAGTCTTTTAAATCAATTTTTAATCTTTCAATTAATGATAAATAATCAAAAATATATCCTTTGCGCAATTCACCATTTTCTAACCAAATAAAATGATAATGCTTATCATCTCCATAAGGATAACGTGCTTCATAATTACATCCATCAAAATGCTTATTCACCCAGCCTAAAATAGTACTATTAATTGTAAAATTATCTGATCTTGGTATTTGATCATAAACTGCTATTGTCATTTTGTTTTTACCTACTTTTAAAACTTTGATTGATACTTCCACTGTCGATATTGAAATATCTTTTCCCTGCAAGTAAATCCCTCCTAAGAACGTTTGTTCTCCCCCTATAAAAGAAATATATTATATAAAAAAGTATGTATAATAGGTACTTATATCCTTTGTGTCCTTGCTGTCCCTCTCGTCCTCTATGTCCTTCACGTCCCCGACATCCTCGACATCCTCGACGTCCTCAGTGTCCTCGACGTCCTCGACGTCCCCGGTGTCCTCGCTGTCCTCATTATCCCTATATATAAGGGTTTAGGAGGTACAAATGCCTTAAAACAGGGCTTTGGAGCGAGGACGCGAGGACATAGAGCGGGGACGCCTAAAACGGGAACAATCCAGCATTTATGCGGGTTTGAGGGTTGCCGGGGACGTCGGGGACACCGCGCCCGTCAAAGGCCATTTTTTGGGGTTTTTTTAGATTAATTTTTTGATGCCAAATCGCGAAAACCCAGTAAATACGCCATTTGTTAATTTTTTAGCGAGGACATCAGCGAGGACGTTTGCGGGGACATTTGCGAGGACATGTCCTCGTTTTGATGTCCTCGTTTTGTCGATATTTGCGAACGTCAAAAAGGTTCTGTTTTTGGCTTTGCTTTATAAGTTGCATGCGGTCCTAATAATAATTCTCCACTATCTAACATTCTTTTCATTATTTTACGAACTGTATTTCTATTTTTCCCAAGTTCACTTCCAACTTCTGCAGGTGTTAATCCATCAGAATTAGCTCGCAGCAAATCAATAATATTTTGTTGTTCATAAGTTCTTTTAACTTCTTGCGCCGTCCCAATCAAAGTCCATCCCATAGTTTTATCATCTTTCTTCAACGCGAGTTCCTGCTCGTCTACATCCCTCCCTGTAATTTTCAGTACAGCATCCCCAACCATTCTCGCCCGATCCAACACCGCGATGGTATCTGCTGCTCCGGTTATGCCGGAAGATCCGCTCACGGTTTGCACGAAATCGCCGTCAGGTGCTTTTTTCAAATGGTGCACTAGTATAATTCCAATCACCATTTTGTCTGCCAACTGTTTAATCTCAGCAGCTGCCAAGTAATCCGCCGAATATGCATTTTCGCTGCTCGTAGCTCCCCGCCGGAATAACTGGAACGTATCTATGACGACTAACTTCGCGCCGGTATCTAGAATATGCTGTTCCAGTTCTTGCAGGCCCCCATCATCAGCTCGTGGAATAGTCCGAAGCAAATATAGGTTATCGGGTTGTTTCGCGCCCGCTGCCAGAAGTTCGAGCCTGGATTTAAGCCGACGTTTTGTATCTTCCAGTCCAAGATAGATTGCTGGCCGGGAATCCAGTTTGATTTTCCCCATCGCACTCCCGCCATAAGCGACCGCCAGTGCCAAGGACAACGCGAGCCACGACTTACCAACTTTGGGACGGCCACACAAAAATGTCAGGCCGGTCGGCACGATCCCTGGGATAATCCATACGGGTTCTGGGATATCTTCTTGGGATAACTGCGCAGCGGATTGCAGGGATGTCTTCTGTTTTATTGGCTCTCCTGTTTTCCGGCATAATGACCATGGATTTTTTACTCCGCAACCGGACGCCGGACAGCCTGCAAAACCGAGGGACCGGATAAATTCACAAGATTGCGGTGCAGGATTGCTCCTGGCGTGAATATATTTCTTATCCGTTTCTCTGACCGAATAACGATCATATGTAATTGATATTTCGTGACACGCTGTTAATCCATCCGAACACCTTGAAATATTTGTCATCATCGCGTACCAATATGGTTCTGATAATGTTTTTGCATGATCATAGCAGTGTTTTATGAAAGAACATTTATTGAGGAGTTCTGTTGCAGGTCCATCTCCTGGGCGTTGCTCAAATAATTTAACGCATGTTTTAGTAAATTCCTTATCAGTCGATTCCGGTAAAACAGAATCAAAGTCATCGGGATTATAACGAATACTCGAAGAATGAATGATTTTAACCGGAACCGGTTCGAACTTATAGTTTGTTGTGCCGGGAATTCTGAGTATCCGACATAGATCCGCTGTTTTATCGAATTTCCAGTTATATTTAAGTCCCCGATTATAAAAATACTGTTGAAATCGGTGCAGTAGATCCGCTGCTCTCATGCGTTCTTCTGGCTCAGATATATCCCATATTTCTTTGAATAACCAATAGCCATGTAATCCATGGCCTGAGTCCACGAGTATAGATGGTAAAAATTGATCTTCACGGAGGAAATCAATGATGTTTTTTAGCGTTTCCGGTACATTATTTTTCGTAGGTGACTTTCGGTCAAAGTCAAACCAGAACCCAGGGATAAATGAAACCGTGTCGTTTGTTGTGCGACCGGTTGATTTTTTCTCTTTGGCAAGTCCTACTCCGAAGTAGATGTCTTTTTTTTGCTTGGCTAATTTAGTAATCGTGTTGCAAATTGCCGGTAAATTATTCACCGGCAACCACACTGTTTTTCCATCTTGAAGCGTCCAGATTGTTATAAATCCTTCAACTTCAGCATATAAATCCTGTAAAAATTCGATCATTTCGCACCCTCATTTTTTGGGTTTACATTTTGGATAGCACTCCCACCAATATTCATCTTCATGATTCATTATCGTTAATTGTTTCGGTTGTGGCGGTTTCAGTGGCTCTAGGCCGTGTTTTAACAGCAATGCAATGATTAGTTCCTGCGCTCCTTCAAAAGTAGCGCTGAATACCCTGCAAGGAAATATAATCATGATGGCCCCAATACGATCTCAATAGCTTGTTCCACGGATCGCGCGACACCAGCTCGACATCCACGGTTTTCCATTAGTTGCAGGAAATTAAGCTGCTCCGGTTTTACTCTGCCGGTCGCGGTTTTCACTTCGATAAATGCAGCAGTTCCTATAGTTGTCCCAACCATTTCCGGCGTGATAATTACCGGCACTACACAAAAAATATCTGAAAATCCCGGCGGTAATCCGCTGTCAAATGGCCGAGCTGCGGAAATATATAATCCGCCGTTTTCTGTATGTTTAATATCGTTGCCGGTCCATGCTCGGCCAACATTGACACGAAATACCGGGACTTGCCCTCTCGATTGGATCGATATCTGGTTCTTCATTTCGCGCATTAAATCGGCTTCTCGCAACTGTTTCTCCCTCCATGCATTTTTGACATATATCATCATTTGTTTGCCGGCAGTTTTCGCAAAGGTCCATTTAATTGTCAAACCCAAAAATTATTCTTACATTTTCGGGAAAGCCAAGTTCTTGTAATTTTGGAATACATTCATCAATGAATTTTCCAACGCTCCAACTATAAGGAACTGTCCAAGTTATATGAGTATAATAATAAAATCCATCTTGTTTTTCATAACTACCATCGATAATTAAATCCATTATTTCAGGTAAAACATTTTCAATCATTTTTCCACAAATATTATTTGGCCATGAACTAGGATAACCTTGTTGTTTAAATTTAGTATATTGTTCTTCATTAACAATTCCATAATGAATAGTTACTTGATCCCAATCAAATGATAATAATTCGGCTAGTGTTATATAAGAAATACTATGATAAAACTCTTCTTCATCATTTAATTCTTTAATAACTTCAATTGATGCATTATTTGGTAATCCTCGATTATTAGAAATACTATTGAATCCTGTTCCTGTAATAACTCCAGCAAAACCAGAACCATTACGAACATTACCAAGGATAGCGAATAAATCATAATTTCGACCATGATACAACCAAAATAAATTATTATTTTTTTCAACTACTTGCCATTTATCATCAATACAATTTTCCACACAAATATGGATATCTGTTCCCATTATTTCATCCCTTTCAATGATATTAATCGATCCCATTCCTGGTTTAGTTCTTTCCAACTAAAACGGATTTTTTTTGACTCACACGTAAATTTTACCCATCCTTTAGCATACTTACGCTCGAACGCAATTGCAGTTATTTCATTTTGTGTCCGGCACATTCCCACTTCCATCCGTTTTTGTTTTTTTTCAATAACTGTCAGTTCTTTGAGTTCTCCAGCCTGTTCAGCCAATTGCCGGATCGTTACCGGATAAACATAGCCACAATACGGACAAACATCTGAGGGTTTATGGCAACTGTAACATTGCAGGCATTGCCGCAAAGATATCAATGATGGATCTGACTTTTTGTGTTTTTTTATACCTTCGAGACTCCATTCTTGTATATCCGTAGGCAATCCATGCCGAAATACATTTCCTACAGCATCAATTATGATCGCTGTTTTTCCCAGTCCCGGCCTCATACTCCGCATACTCTGTTGAGTATGGAGAACCAGCGATTGTGTCGGCCTTAACAAAATTACTACCTCTACATTCGGTAGGTTTAAGCCCTCACCGAATAACTGAACGTTTGACATTATTGTAAGCGTACCAGATTTAAACTCGGCTATGGCCTTCCTACGCTCATCTGCTGAGGTTTCACCGTCTACATGCTTGGCTTTATATCCTGCTTCAATAAAACTATCTACTGTATTCTTACTATGTTGAATACTTGCACAATAAATAATCGCCTGTTTTCCTTCAGCTAATGTTTTATAATGTTGAATTGCTTGACCTGTTATAACCGGTTTATCTACTCGGATAGCAATTTCTTTTTGATCATAATCACCCATTTTTATTTTTACACCTTCTAAATCCAATGAAATAGGTGGTGCATAATACTTATAAGGTGCAAGAAACCCCTGCTCGATTAATTCTGATACCGAAGGACCAATGATTAGCTTATCGCAAATCTCAGATAATCCGTTACCATTTGTTCGAGCAGGAGTTGCTGTTAATCCGACTAAATATGCTTTTGGGAAATAGTTGAATATTTTTCTCCATGTGTTAGCGACTCCGTGATGACAATTATGGACAGCTATTCCGTTTGCAATGTAATTGTTATAGGTTTCAACTTCAACATTGTAGACATAACTGTCTTGACACACCCCATTAAATCCTGCATTACTTCTTTGTTGGTAAATCTTAATACTATCCACCCTAGCGATTGCAAGAAATTCGTTTTCTTCCTGTCTTGTGCTTGACGATTTAATGAATTGTGCGAACCGCCGTCTACCTCGATAGCAATTTTTAAATTTAGATTTGCAATGTCTACTTTGTAACAAGGTGGATATCCACTGCCTCGTTTTTGTTTTGTTACGATAGCAAATTCTGTTTCCCAACCTAAAGTTTCTCCAAGTAGTTTCTGCGGTACGGTTAAACCATGACCATTTCCACCTTGAATACATGGTTTGAAATTCATCTTTCGAAGTGTAGCTATTGACTTTTCTTTTATCCCTGGCATCCACATAGGATTTTTTTCTTTCATTCTTTTTGAAGCTTCTTTTTGATTTCTTATTACCATATCTAATCGATAACATACTTGACATCTTTGAGCTTTTTTTGTTTTCATTTCTTTTCCACATTTTGGGCAAATAAACATATATTGAATCACCTGCTTTTATTTCACCGGCTCTCCGCCATCCATCTGGTGTAAATATTGGATGATTAATCGTACAATTTATTTCTCGATCATCAACTGATAATAAAATCAATTTATCTGGCAAAGGATTTTTGAATAAATTAATTACTTTTGATTGTTTAATTTCACCTGTTAATTCATTAAAACATGGAACCATATCGCCTACTTTTAATTGTTCTATTGACACATTACCAATCATAGTTCCAGCAACAAAACATTCATCACAAATGATAATATCCGGTGGAACTGTTTTATCTAGTCTTCTCACTATTGTTTGAGTCATTGCAAGCTGAATATATGGGTGTTTCCTGCCGATATCTTCTTGGATCTGTTCTAGTAATTCAATTCGATGAATTAAAAATAGAACTTTATTTCCTCTATCAGCTGCCATATTTGCCATATATGCAATCATGGTTCCTTTACCAGCTCCACAAGGCGCTACATAACATACTTTTCTAATATCAGAATTAAATGCTGCACGAATTTCATTAATACCATTAATTTGATAATCACGCATTTCCATTAGAATATTTTAAAATCAGCAGGTAATGGAGATGTTGGATTTTCAATAATTTCCTTAAAGTTATAGAACGTTCCGCCAGTCGAACCGGCAACTACTTTCATATTGATTGTTTTGCCAACAATGTAAGCCATTGACTCTGCTATTTTGTCACTGTTGCAAGGTAATTGAAGCGATTTAAAATAGTTTTGCATTTTCCTGATGTTTTTTTTATTTTCGTCGGTATCTTCGGTAATGGAAAATTTGCAATGGATACCAACATAACTACCCTTTTCATTACCATCCAATAATAGAAGATTCCATTCAACTTTATTTTCACCGTTTGCAGTTGTGCCATAAGCACATTTTGTAACTTTCGCAGTATATTCCCCAGGATTCAGATCTTTCACGAAATTTACAAGTGGTTTCTCTGCTTCGCTATTGAAAAAATCTTTAACTTTAATATTCATTTTAAAATCATCCTTTTTATTTAAGTTGGTATTAATTCCGTATATGATATTATCTTGTCTATCACTTTAGTCGACCGGCAATATTTGCATAACTCGCATCTTTTTGGTGAAATGGAACCGGATTTTACTTGCAGGATATGCGGAATATTTTGTTCGACTTTTAAAAGTTCTGCCTTTAAACGTTCCGAATCATTTAATTTTATTATCTGAAGATCTGGAGAATCTTCCTTTGTAACTACAACCATAATTGGATCTAATCCATGTTTACGTCCAGAAGCAATGCGTTCCATTTCCTGGTATAATGCAAACTGAATAAAATAATCATATTTTTCTATAAAGGATACTCTAATATTTTTACCTTCCTGTTCAATCCAACATGGATCATGTATAGATTTGGCGGTTTTCAAGTCTACAAACCAGCCATTTACTGTATTCAAAGAATCGATCTTACCTTTCCAGAGGGTTCCAAACATTTCCGCGATAATGGGGACTTCCTTTTCTCCTGCAAGCACAAATCGGGCATACTTGGATCGTTCTAGTGTTTCAATCATTTCATCGCATTTTTTAAAACCAGCTTTTAACTCGCCTTTAGTTGGCCCCTTTGATGAAATAATTTCAGGATGTTTCGCGATAAATTCCGGCAATTTCCCCTCATTCCAAGCATGTACATAATTGCCTTCCAAGAAAGCATCTTTTTCTTCACGTTCATATACTCCTGAAAGTTCCGCCAAAGTCCTGGCTTCGCAATCAAGGAATGATTTATATTGAGACACAGAAAGATATTTTTTATTTGCTTCAAGAGAATGATAATTTTCGGCAGTTAAATGCATTTATCATCATCCCCTTTTAAAAATATCCAGTAAATAATTAAGCCAAGAAAAAAAACTGAAAAAATTCCGATTAAACAGCCGATAATATATTCCATTTCATCACTTCCCATCTAAATAAGTAGATGATTGATCAGCGATTTGCAGAGCTAACACTAATGACCACTTTTTCATTGCCTTGTTTAATGCTTGTCGATCAGCATAATCTGTAGCTCCCCAGGCTCCCATATGCCAGCGAATGGCCATCATTTCATCTATTGATAATCGAATAAATATTTGCGACAAAATTACTGATTTTTCACCATGACCTAATGGAACATGATCATCAATAGTATAATGAGATTGTTTTTCCCATTTGCCGGTTTCTTCATTTTTCACATTTCGATAACTGATGATATAAAAATCAGCTTTGCAAATATCATGAAGTAATGCAGCAATGATCATTGAATTATTGTCATATTGAATTATTTTTATTAAATTGTCGTAAACTGCTAAAGAATGTTCCAGTAAACCCATGGGTTGCGCACCATGAAATTTAGAACTTGCAGGAGCTGTAAAAAAATCGGTGGTTTCCAACCATTCAATCAATTTTTCTATTCCAATGCGTTCCGTTGATTTTAATAATTCAATAAATCTATTTTTCATTAGCAGCCTCCCATGCAATTTCAGCTTTAGTTTTTTCGACGGTAGGAGTTACATCTATAAATTCCTGTCGTTCTTCAGATGAATGGATTCCCATCGTTAACTCAGGTGCATATGTACGGATCAGGAAAGCAGCTGCTCGATACTGGAGCATTAACTCAGGCATAGTTTTCCACTTGTTGCCGGGTTTTGTTGCCCATCCTTCTTCCTTGGCCATCTTAATAGAAACTTTTGTTCCTTTTAGCAAATCGCCAGTTCTGATTTCGGTAAAATAGGCCCTGCACGACCAGTCATCTTGTCCTTCGGTGCCTGACCATTCATAACGAATAGGCGTGAACTTACCGCAATCATTCGCAATCGCAATCATAAATTTACTTGACCAGGATGGTTTGCCTTGAATAAAATCCATATTTTGCATAACCATCATGGCATTACAGCCCACGCGATTGGCATATTCGAGAGCTAGAAAGCAGTTTGCCGGTTCGTTGCGATAAACCGCCGGGATAATTGTAGATTTTGATAAGAATTCAGCGAATTTCATTATGTTTCCATCTTCCGGTAAAACCATAGGAGTTTCTGGAGCGACTACAATATCTTTTTTATCTTCAGAAAATATATCTGTCATTTTTGCTCCTTTGCAGGCATAACGATCATCTTGAAATCGTGTACGATATCAAGTAATAAATAACCAAGTTTAAGATGCTGGCTAATAGCTTCATCAATTTTATTTTCGATACTTATCAAATCATATTCAGACATATCTTTTAAAACTCTACGATCTGGAGGTAATAATTTTGATAATATATCGGCCATAGTTGGATTAATATTATTCATTTTCCATCTCCTCAATATGTTCTTTAATCGCTTGAATCATCCCATTGGTATTATCTGAATTGTCTCTTTCAAAACAATGTATTAACCCTTGAAGATCTTTTTTTGACAATATTCGTAGTAATGGACTATGAAATTTCACATAATTGTAACCACTTATAAAGTCATTGCTTTCCATATCGAGCCCCCTTTGATATAATTGGGTTGAAGAGTTTTAATTTGTCCTCTGTGCCAACAGAGGGCTTTTTGTATGCACTAAACCAAGTTTGGCTTCTGCATAATCAGGAGTTATAGGCAAACATTCAATTTCTCGCCATGCAAGCCATAAGTCGCGGAGAAATATTTTAACCGCATATCGAATAGCTCGTGCATTAATATGGCCTTTAGTAAGTTCCTGGCAGTCAGGGCGATTTTGCAGCCGAAATTTATAACCATCATATATTTCCCGATATTTGTCACCTTGCTTTACAAAACATCCACCTAAAACACCTATTAACTTAGTTTTTAAAAATGGATTAAAGGTAATACCTTTTCTTGTTGCTTCTTCACCTTTTTTGTTTATATAGGCACGATCAACTAAATGATGTTGTTTGCGGGATCTTCCTTCCCCTGCACCATCTTCTTTGATGACTACATCCAGACCGGCATACTTCCAAAACCCTGATATGTGTTCGGCCTTTGCAGGATCTAGTTCGCTAATGATCACGGCCGACATAAGTGGTCCGCAACCTCTCACATCTTCAAGGAATAACTTCCATATAGGAAAAGTGTGAACTGCCTCTCTGATTGTTTTTTCCAGATTCCCTTCACTAGTTAGCAGCGATATATAATAACCTACAAGATTGTACTCAAAAACGTCTGTAATGACTCCTGAATTCGCTTGGATAGCTTTCACCTTGGCCCTAGCACTAGAAGTCGCCAAGGTATCAGTAATGCGCTTATACTCGATAATTAATGATGCTAGAAGACTCTGTGCCTTCTCGTCCATATCTTCCGTCTTGGTGCCAGGTTCTTGTCCCAATCTAATCCGAACATTACCCGCAATACGATTTCCTACCTCGATACGCAATTTTTGGGAATCATAGAATGATTTGACCATGGATCTGAGGATTAATTTATTCATGGGATACCTCCTTATTTTTTGGAAAACGCTGTTTTGTAATGGGTTGCTCAGAGATAATGACTCACTGGGCGATACTGGTTTTCTAGTTATTGGTGGTTAACTATTCCTTAATGGTTTTCTTCCACATCATGATTCACTATCTTTAAATGGTTTTCTGTTCATTCCTGGTGCACTAAGGCTTAATGGATTTCTTTTCAATACTGGTCCACTATCTTTAAATGGTTTTCTGATCATTCCTAGTTCACTATCCTTCCATGGTTTTCTTCTAAGCAATGGTCCACTAACACCAAATGGATTAAATTTCACTAAATGATTCGTTTGTTCTTTTAGGGTTTTTAGCAAAAGATGACTCGTTACAAGTTAATGGTTTTCTGTCAAGTAATTACCAACTAGTTAATAGAGGATTTATTTACTAATACGGTTCACTATCCCAAAATGGATTTATGCGGTTTTTTGATTCGCTAAGAAATCATGGTTTTCTCCGCCTGTGTGGCTCGTTTGTTATAGATGAGTTAAATAGAATTTATTGACTAACTTGTACACGCTGGATTACTACGTTCTTTTGGTTCGCTAGATTAACACGGATTTCTAATTACAAATGACTCGATAGTAGGTGCAGGATTTCTTGATTACCGTGACTCGTTATGGCATCTTGGATTTCTATGCATTGTTGACTCACTTTCGCCACTTGGGTTTTTAGCTTGTCCTGGATCACTAAATAATTCTGGATTTCTGTTTTTCATTGATTCACTTATTGCATTTGGGTTTATTGTTGTGCTTGATTCATTACAATGTTGCGGTTTTCTTATCCTCGATGATTCGTTTTCCAACTCTGGGTTTATCCTTCATGCTGACTCACTATTGATACTTGGATTTCTTTAATCCCTTGGCTAATCAACAAACATCCTCACCAATTGAATCACCAAATAAATTACAGTAATAACTATCACAACGAAACAAACCTGATCATCAATTCCATAAGGCTTGTCCTCTTTCAACTGTGATTTATACATAGTTAAAACCATATGTACCAACCAAGTAATGCACCAGCCAATACAGGCAACCAATATAGCCAAGCATTTAAAAACTCAGTAACATTTTCGATCATCTTACAATCCCAGGATTCTCGATGCATTTTATCAATTTTAATCATCTAACAATCCTCTTTTCAAACTATCTGCGAGAGTACAAATAAATTCCGCATTTGTAGGATATGATTTAATATTTGTCCTAAAAACGCGTTTTTTAATAGGATTATCGGCAACATTCCAGCCGGTCTCAATTGCATGTCTAATATTGCGTTCCACCTTTGAAGGAGAAGTCGAATATTTTGATGAAATAATTGGATATAAATCCTTTGTGATCGCAATTGTTGGTTTATTCATGATAATTTCAACAGCATCAATTAACATTGGATATCCTTTTAACTGTGGGCGAATCCCCAATTCACGCAATAAATAAACAATTTCCATTATTATCCCTCTCTCTTTAAAAAATCTTCCAGTTTATATTCATTGCCAGCTAGATCCAGCAATTTATAGGCCATATCAACGCTGATTTTCCGTTTACCAACTTCGATTCTTGAAATCGTGTTTATATGTACATTAAGTTCATCAGCAAATTCTGTTTGGGTTTTGTTCCCTCTTATTTTTCGAACAATTTCGGCAAGAGTCTCCGACATTTTTTCACCTCTTTGGATTAATCGGTGTTTTTATTATATCTGCCAGGATTAAAATAAACAATTCTCAATAAATAGACAAATTCGTCCATATTAAGGTAATTATTAGAATATTAACCAATTATACCTAGATAATGTTAGTTTTTCGCAATTTTTTACTTTACTTTTAATCCTCGGAGGGTTAAAATACGCAAGAAAGGAATTGATAATGTTATGTTATTTCAAGGGGAAAAATTAAGAAAACTACGCAAAGATAAAGGAATGATGCTAACAAAAACTGCTGAATTGATTGGAATTACTTTCCAACATTTAAGTGCAATTGAATCCGGCAGAAAATATCCAAAAGAAGAAACTGTCAATAAAATTAGTAAAGTATTTCATATTCATCCAAATTATTTTTATTTAGCTGATGCGATTCTTTTAACTGATATTGATGGAATGCCTGATGATATAAAAGTATTTATGGCAAATTCCGAAAATATACCATATATTAAGATATCCGAAAAAGCAAAAAACGCCGGGATTAGTCCCGACGATTTAGATCAAATTATTAAAATAATAATCAGTCATAAATAAAGATGGAGGTAAAAAAACAACCTCCATCTTCAGCTAATATTAGTGATAAATTGCATAAGTTCATCATAATGTGCATTATCAACATATATTGTTCCGTCTGACATTTGTAGCCAATCAATTTCAGATTCAAAATCAATTATAAAGACTCTACACATTCCCCGACCTCCTTTTTTAAAATTAAACAGACTTAAAAATTCTCCATATTGGTATAAATTACCTTTAAAAATTGATCGATAATTTCAAAATTTTTACAACAATTGGTATTTATTTACAAATATTAGTTAGGAGGGAATTTATGGTAATCGTCATAGCAAATCAAAAAGGTGGAGTTGGGAAAAGCACTACAGCACTCGCATTATGGTCTGGTATGCGTCAAAAAGGATTCAGGACATTATTGGTTGATTTAGATCCCCAGTGTAATACAAGCTATGCTGCAGGCATTGTAGGCGCAGAATTAACTGCATATGAACTTCTGAAAGGTAAAGCTGCTATAAGTGAAACAATTATTCAAACATTGCAGGGAGATATTATCCCATCTGATCCAGGATTCGCAAATATGGATTTAGAATTAAATGTAACTGGAAAAGAATACAGGTTAAAAGAAGCATTATCTAATATTGAATCAAACTATGATTATATAATTATTGACACACCACCGGCACTAGGAATATTGACCGTAAATGCACTTACTGCAGCTGATACGATAATAATAACAGCACAATCTGATATCTTTAGCGTTCATGGTCTTGGTCAACTATATTCAACTATTGATACTGTTCGTAATTATTGCAATCCTAAAATAAGTATATCAGGTATATTATTAACTAGACATAATCCAAGATCAATACTTAGTAGAGATATGAATATTATGTTTGAAGAAACTGCTGCAAAGGTAAATACTCGCGTTTATAAAACAATTATACGTGAATGTATTTCGATAAAAGAAGCTCAAATTAATCAGCAAGATATTTTTACTTATGCCTCAAAAAGTAATGCAGTAAAAGATTATTTAGAATTTATCGAGGAGGTATTAAAAAATGGTTAAAAAGAATTTTTCTAAGGCCAACAATCCCGCATTAGCATTCATTTCGCAGCCTATTACGTGTACGGATACAGAAAATGTAGATACTACACATATACATGAAGCATATACAGAAGATGTAGACACTAAACGTATACGTAAAATAGATACGGAAGATGTCGATAATTTAAGTAAATATAACACATCTACTATATCCACAGAGAAACAATGTAAACCGGATACTAAATCTGTGGTTAATCTTATTGGTAGAGAAGCAATATTCGAAAATTCTTTTAGCCGACAAACTTATTATATTCATAATGATTTAATTAAGATAATTGATAAATTATCCAAAAAACGAGGGAAAGGAGGTAAAACAAAAGTTATCAATGAAGCTATTGAATTGTATTGCAATAATTTAACAAAAATTAACAAAATATAGTTATAATTGTCAGA